CTACCCCCATTAAAGAAGAATTATTATATAAAAAGGTAAAAGGTGATACTATGTCAGAAGCTGTAGACCCTGGTGTAGCCGCTACATCCGAACCAAAAGAAGAGAAGCCCTGTGTACAATGTTTAGTTCCAGAAATCATGACCGCCTGGAACTCTGCCCGAGGTGCATGCGAGTTTGTCCCAGACGAAAAGGGACGAGAAGAATGTCGCAAAGAATTGGAGGAGATAGCTAAAGACGTTAAATCAATAAAGAAGGGATCTGAAGTTATATACAAGGCAATAAAATCATCAAGTAATCCGGCTGCCTTTATCCAGGCCCAGATCGAGTTTGCCAAGACCCACAATGCAGCAAACACAGAAGCCATACTAAAATGGGCTGACGAAATGGAAAAAGCTGGGAAAGAAATCCCAGAAGACATTGCCAAGATAGTTAAATTCTATCGCATACAGGCAGGTTCTCAGATATGAACAAAGTCCAGGAACTAATTGATTTTGCCAAAGACAATGGAATCTTCATTCATGGCAGAACATCCCCACAGGAATGGGAAGAATTGCTGAAGGAGAGCGACGGGAGATGTCCCTGTGGGCATGCTGAGTCTTGTCCTTGCGAATTGGCTTTAGAAAAAATACGAAGTGCATCGGAGCCAGCCGATCAGATGTGCGGATGCGTGTTTTACGTATCTAGTGCATATCTGAATCATTATAAAACCAAGCCTTGGAACGGTGAATCGTCAACAATACCTTTTGATACTCAGACCTCGCCAGTTGTCAATAAGACCAAACCCGCCAAGGAAGAACCAGTGTCATATCAAAAAACACGGGACGTGCCTGCTGATGTTGAGGAGAAATTCATAAAATCTGCTGGGAGATATATAGATGGTCTAAAACTGATTGAGAACGGCGAGATCGACAAGTTTGTGGATAGCATCAGAATGGAAGAAGCCACCAATCCATGTGATCTTTGTAAAGGAGATGCTGATGTAGTGGCATCACATGGCGATTATGTTAGAGCCTTGTGTCAACACGGGTCGCCGGAATGTGAGTCAGAGGCCAAAAAACTTGTCATCCGCACCATGGAGGTTATTGATGAAAACTTCATGAGTGCCGGTTATGATAAAGTAAAACAAAATAACCCAGCAACTGAAGAAACAAAGAAAAGCGGTAAGAAAAACGCATGGATCGAGTTTAGCTCGAAGATCATGACAGATCCATTTCTTGATGGCATGCCGCAAAAGAATAAGATGAAGATTGCCGCAGCACTATATCGTGGAGAATATGATTCAATCGAAGCTGCAAAGGAGGCGCTGAAAAATGAGTAGAATACGAAGAATAATATTCGGAGAACCTGAGTCCAAAAAACAGTGGACCGTGTGGTATTATGACAATAGCATATCGTCCAGAATATTAAAGTTTCTCTTCGGAACTCGTGGTTGTTACAGAGTTGACGCGGATAATATTGACTACCATATGTCTGCAACTGGGTTCTTCCTAATGTATAACGAAGAAGTCGATGGATCAGAATATATCTGGACATTGCAGATAGAAAAGTACAGGATGAATTTCGGGTACAAGCAAAGTCAACATGAAATGGAAATGAAATACGAAGAACTGAAAAAAGAAAACATTGCAGCATATGCAGAAGAGCTTGCCAAGGTCGTCCCTACGAACCAGATACCGACACAAGGTAACATGTTTGGATGATAAATCATGTTCGAGGTTGAGTTGGATATAGAAGTCAAAAATATGCCAAAAAGACGACGAGCAATGTTATATATGCTCGACAATCCGAGAGGATATGGCTTCTATGCAACTCAACTGGCTCGAGATCTCTGCAACACACTGAGAGAAAATGGACATCCGATATGCGCATACGCCATAACCTTGAGATTGTCGGGTGTTCGAGTTCGTATGATTGGTTCGGAGGTAATTGTCATAAATGACCAGAAATTGGAGTCTGAATCAAGCGGATGTTAGAGCCATCGAGATCCTGGAAAAAGGTGAACCCAGGTCACTAACAGAACTGGTCCAGGAAATCTATGGGATTGAATCTGACGCAGATCGACATCGGAAGATAAACGCTTTCAAGAAGCATCTTGATCGCCTGGTTGCAGATGGATTTTTGTCAACCAGCCAGTCGAAAAATGATATGAATCGGCTAGTCACGGTCTATTCCATATCTGAAAATGTTATCATTGGAAAGGGAGGCTTGCTCATAGTAAACGACTATGGTATGGACTTCACAGAACTAGGAAAAATGATAAAAGTAGTAAAAGAAGATGGCAAGGATTTGGTTCTTCCTCTTGTCATCTAGATTTTTTCCAACGGATCAAATATTAATGTCAATGTCCTACCAGCTACCGGGATAACCTGCTCGGTTCTGGATTGGTAACCCTCCTTAACAGCTGTGACAGTTATTAGTTCGTTGGCCACTCCCTTCAACCCAATGATCGGAGCCACCCCTTGTGGCATATCATTTATTATGATGTCGCAATCTTGTGGAGTTGTGAAGATATTGATGTTGCCGGTCGCAGTTGGTATAGGCGGCAATATCCTATAGATTTCATTCTTGCCACGAGCCACATTAATTGTCTCATGATGAGAACTGCAACCATCTGCAACGATGGTTATCTCATGTTCTCCTGGGGTCATATCCCAATGATCAGGAGTTATACGATGGGTATCCTGGCCATCGACGAATATCATGGCGTGGGTAGGCTTGGACTTGAACTCGACCCTAACCAATGTCGGCAGCTCGGCAATCTTGCACTTTTCATACGCCGCTTTGATTTCGTCATGATCTATGTACATGTTTCTCCCTTTATTGTTGGGGCTTGATAGACATTCGTTAACCATTATATAATTTACAAAAATGTCTTTCCAGTCATCGCGACGATACAGCTCTTCTTCATCACCATTGCCGATATATACCGCACCCAGGACTCTGCGATACATTTCCATCGGAGAGTGGGGATCAAAATACACTGTAACCATTTTGCCGAGGACCAGCTCTTTCATTCGCGCAGTTGCAGGTCCCGACCCACTGTACGTCCCTTTTTCAGCCGAGTCGATCCCGGCAAGCCTGACCTCTTTTCCATTTACGAAAATGGTGTCGCCATCATCGACCTTGTCACAAATACCAACGATCCTGCCTTTATCTAGTTCCTCTTGAACCAGCGCGGGCGGCTTCGCAACATCAGCATACGCATCGTAATACTTCATGTATGCATCATAATATTGATAATATGATGAATTTAATGGAAATCCATTGTCATCGAGATATCTTTTAAACTCGGCAAGGTCTGATTTTATGGCTTCATAATGGGGCAGTATGCCTTCATATACCCTTAATGGGTTATAATGCTGATCGTTGAACCATGTTACCCTAGTTCGAACGGCGGCATCAAACTGCCAAAAGTTTGTCTGTATTCTTACAAGCCATTGACGAGCCTTAGCATCGACAGGAGATTCAATTGCCAATAGGTCTGTCGGTACTTGAATCAAGCTCATTTCTTCTTCGTCCGCCATCCTCGTCACCCCCTGGAAACTTTAACAACGGAGACTCCAGTTCCTGTATCAATCCACAACTTACTCTGATTTGCATGGTAACTACTTTTGCGGCCAACATATAAATCCTTGAGCATTTATTGTTATATCCGTGGTCCACATGATAAGTAAAGAAGAATTAGAAAAAAAGGCATTGGAAGCCCAGCAAAACATTGACAAGATGTTCATGAAAGCTATTAAAAAGACAGAAGAAGGTGGTAAGTAATGGTTCGACTTGGATCATCATCAAAACCCGCAACTGTAAGTATCGGGGGTAGCAGCGGAAAAACCACTACAACCCCGGCCAAAAGTTCCAGTAGCACTTCTTCAACAACGCAGGCAAAAACACCAGCGCCGTCAATAACTGAATTTATAAAGTCCACCGGCCCTACATCACTACCAGCACCAGCGCCATCAATAACTGAATTTATAAAGTCCACGGGTCCTACATCACTACCAGCATATGAATCAGAGACACAAACCACCACTGTAACCCCTGCCAAGGCCCCAACCCCGACAGCTCCAGTTTCAACATCTCAAACCCCAACCCAAGCAATACAATCATCAATAGCCTCTGGTGTAAATGTGCCTATAACACCCGAAACACTTGCAGCCCGGAATGAAGGATTGAAGCCTTTGTCTGCGCCTATCCCAACGACGGGACTGGGTTCCAAGGTGGCTGTGGTGGCAACTGGAGGAGCACTAAAAGGAGGCATTGCTGCCCTAACGGAGCCCGAACCCGTGAAAACTATAAAATACGTGCCGATCACCGCTCCAACATATTCATTGCAAGAAACTTTGGCTATATCCGAAGCCATGAAACAAGCAGTCGAATTGGCAACACCTCCTTCTATAAACGTGGCTCCAGTGCCTCTTGACGAGATAGAGACAGCTCCGGCTGCAAAAGTGGCGGCAATTGCCAATACTCTTCTGGAAAATACCACCCGACTTAATCAGGTTTTGGCATCTGCAACGCAGCCACCAGCTGCAATTGATGTCAGTAGTAAAGTTGAGGCAGCCTTAAAAAGTTCCCTTAAGACCGGCAACGTTGATAAACTTCAGCAAACCACCAATACCATCTTAAATGCCGTTAACAAGGTTGCAGAACAAGCCAGTAATGTTGCTGTTAAGAAGATCGACACCGAGAAGGCAGCCCTGTACTCGCTTTCAAATTCTGCATTAAACAACTTGGTAAGCATCGCCAACAACGAGTTTAACAAGGCGAACACCGTGAAAACAGCAACCGATCTAAAATCGGCGGCTGACAAAAGCGTGAGCAAAATATTGGAAATCGGCAAGGCAGCAGACCAGGTTACACAACTTGCAAAATTGCAGGTATCCAATGCAGTTAAGCAAAAGATGACCGAGAATAGAACCATTGCCGACAACGCGGTGCAAACAGCAACCCGGCTAAATGCCATAACCATAAGTCCTGGTCAGTCCGCTAGCTCTGTCGCAAGTGTAATATATTCACAACTATACGCAGACACCCCAGCATCAGCGGCCATAGTTGCCGAACGCATGGGCGCGATCAACGATGCATTAAAGCCATATGTAAAAAGTGGAAAAATTGATTCCACCAAGATAGCATCAATTCGACAGGATCTGTTGCCATTAATCCAAGCAGAGGACTGGAGCAAAGTTTCAACGGGTATAGATTCCGAGGACCAGAGGAGAGGTATTGGTAAATATGCTGCCAAGTCATCAACCGTTTCAGAATCAAAGGCTGCTCCAACTACTGCACCAGTGAGCCCCGGCATTGCAACAACTGGTGGTGGTGGAGCTGGTGCACGAGCTGAAACCAAGTCAGTTGAGAAGAACATATTTACACAAATCAGCGATGCCGTTACAGGTACTTACAATACAGCCATCGAAAAATTGTTTGGGACCGGCGCGACACCCGAAACAAAGCCAAAGACATCAACAACTGCTGCAAAAGCTGCCATATCCAGCACGCCAGGTGCAGCCTTAGATATCAATAAAACCTACGTAACGCCTACGGGCGATGTTCTTCCTGGATCAAAGATATCAAAAGTTGAATTTGCCAAAGGCGGTTTTACTGAGTACACTAAGCCGGTGCCGGAATCATCCACGTCTACTACAATATCCACATCTGTACAAAAACCACCTGGCGCAGTTGCCGTAAAAGGTTCTGTAGAAGGTAGGGTAGTCAACGTAGATCCAGATGTTTATAAGGCCCTGAAGTCTACTGGGTATAAGGACAATCAAATTGCTGATTCGTTGGCGAGCGGCAAGATGGGCATATATGCATCAAACGATGGAAAAGTCAAAATAGCCATGCAGAGTTCCGTTCCAAATGCCGCTATGTCAGATAGTGGGTTATTCTCCGTCGAACCATTTAAAACCGTGAAAGATAGCACCGGCAAATCTGTCCCAGTTAACGAATGGTCCTACAGAAAAACCGCATATCTCGGGCTTAACGATACTGAAATTGGAGATCTGGGTCAGGATTTGCTCAATCGAGCTGCAACTCTTGATGTAGGATCTGCAAAAAAACCTGAAACCGGGTGGGCGGATATACTTATAACCGAGCTAGGTACGATACTCCAGGTTCCAGATATGCGAGCAGCTGATTCGGGCATGTTCACATTGAAACCGTTAACCAATGCCCAAATCCCAGACCCATTAAAAGATCCGTGGGGGTATGCCGATTGGTTATCCAAGAAACCATACATGGCCATGATGGGCCCCGGCTATGAAAATGGTTATGAAGTTCAGCCTACCGTGCAGGGCCTTATACAGCTAGACAAAATAGCAAATGATCTAACAAAACCAGGTTCTACATTTACCGATGTCCCGGTTATCGGCGGGATGAACCAATATGAACTATTTAAAAACGCACTAACCTACGCCGATGCAGAAACAGTTGCCGAGATCGCTAAAAACAATCCAAGGGTTATATTGGGAGCAGCAACTGACCCTGTAATGCAACCAGTACTTGAATCCAAGCTTGGTTCAACTGAATACAAGAGCACCCTGGACAAAGCCATGACCCCCGCCGAGAAAAAATTTACTAAGGACGTCGAAAAAGAACGGGGTTTTTCATCTGCTTTAACCTATTTGCCAAGAGGCAGCGATGCCACCGATTTGCAGCTGTATAAAGGCGTGCAAGTACTCGCTTTTGCAGAATCCATTGTAACAGAACCACTTACGCCATCCCAAGAAGTGAACGCAGCGTTAGCCCCGATTATTATTTTTGGTGTTTCGCCCGTACGTCTCATATCAAAAGCCGGAAAAGCAGATAAAACGGTAGACCTTGTAAGAGCATCGGATGGAACAATTAATGCAATTGCTGGCAAAGATTTTGTTGGCAAAGTAGGTTATGCTGTTGATGATCCAACCAAAATTGTACTGGAAACGACAGATGGAAAAGTTTTCGAGCTTTCCAAAGATGGTAAAGAAGCAGTTGAAGTAGCGGCAACTGCCAAAACAACGGTCGCTGGCGAGAAAACTGTCACTGGCAAACCTATAATACCAGTAGCAACAGCCGCAGATGCCGGCAAAGTGCCCATCGTAAGTTCCACAGCCCCTGGTATTGGTATTCGAGCAGCCGACGTAGAAGGCGGGTTGCTCACGACTCCAACAGATGCTAAAACTGCCGCAGGAATAGACATTTCTAGGTCAGTTACTGGGGAGCCCATCACAGCAGAAACGTTGGCAGCCAGAAACACGGGATTGAAGCCCATTGGTGCGGCCTCTGAAAAGACCATCAGTTTCAAAGGAGCCACGACAGAAGCTGCAACTGAGACCAAGTTCTTTGACACGAAGAAAAACGTCATCGTTGATGATGGATTCAAGCCATTCGACGTAGTAGACCCAACTGGGAACAGGTTTACCATCGCCAAGGTCCGGGATACCGGGGTGATGGAAACCACGGATGGCCGGTATCTGGTTGACATCGATGGAAAAGGCAATTATTACCAGGTTCACAAAGATTACGTACCAGCCAACAAAGTTGTCCTTACTACAGATGAATACGGTAATCCGGCCATTACCAAGGTGTCCAGACCGGGATCAGTAGACACCTGGCAGGTTACATATACTGACGATTTTGGAGAAGTACACAATGTCGTTACCACTCGAAAAATCACCACCAATGACGATGCCTTGGAACTGGCGGTTGAATGGGATGCGCGTCTCAAAGCATTGCCTGATCAATATCAGACGGTTGGAAGTCACGCACCAACGCCAGTTGCCGATGAAATGCTTGGCGGCCCCAATGGATACGGTGGTGAAATGGGTGATGCCGGTCCAATCGGAGGCGGCGGCGGAGGATATATAGATGATGCTACTGGGGGAAATATTGTCACCGGGCAGGACGTAAGCCAGTGGACCCATAACCAAAACTGGGGAGCAGAACTCAGGTCTCTTGATAACGGAAAGACCTGGCAGGTTAAGGACCCCGAGACCGGCAATATCCTTTCCACCACTGAATATGAAGAACTTGTATTGCAGAGAACCGCTGACCGATCCCCCAAATACGATGCAGAATTAAACACATACACGAAGTTAAATAAGGATGGGTCAAGGGTCTATCAGGACTCAGCTGGTAACTGGGTGTCAAAGACAGATCTCGACGCTGAAAGAGCAGCAATTGCCAGGAATAATCCAACCTACACCTATGGCATCGATGAGTCTAAAAACAACGCCAGGACCAGGACCAACTCTGCAACAGGAGATGTTCAGTATATGGACCCCCAAACCGGGAACTGGATGTCCAAGGAGCAGTTTGAAAAGTTGCTGGCCGCCGAAGAAACTCCGATCTGGAATAGCGAGGGAGGATATTATTATTTCAGGAAGAACGATGGAACCTTTGAGATCCTGAATCCATATACCAATGTTCGACAGACCCCGGAGGAATATGGCAAGTATCTGTCGGACCGATTAGTCGCAACTACTCCAACAACAACACCCACCACCACCACTACGCCAACTACTACCCCAGTAGAATACACGCCATCATATGTGGCTCCTACTCAAACAGAACTATCTGATCTGTATAATAGTCTGGTTTCTTCACTCGCATCCAGGGAGGGCGGAGCAGACGCAGTTGCAGATGCGTGGACTAGATTCACCCAGACAGCCGATTTTGGAACGCTAACACAATCCGGAGATGTAAGTCTCCTGGCTAAAGCCAAAAATGGCGAGGTTCTGACAGAAACCGAGATCGCGAGAGTTCAATATCTCAGATCGCAAATGAGTGACACAGCCCGTATAGCCTTTGACGAAGCTATGGGGGAGACACCAATAAACATAATGTCCCTATCTGATTTCCAGAATCATGTAACTGCATCCAGAGACAGCATAAAGAACCTGAGTGATGCTGATATCAAGAGTTCCAACCTTGGACCAGAGAAAGAGATAATCGTCCACCAAAGCAAAGCCGAAGCAAACATGGATGACTTCCTGCAATTTGAAGAGTTTAAGAGCGCATCCAAAGCGGACCAGGACGTGATAATGGATGAGATCAGATACTTCATTGGCGAACCAACGACAACATCCAATCTTCTGGATAAATTCAACACCATAAAATCAACATGGACTGCGAAAGCAACCCTGGCCTGGAATAAGATAGTTGAAGCCCTGAAATCAGCCAAAGAGCTGATATCCCAAATGCCGGCTTCCTGGATAGATGCAAATGCCGATTACAACATGGCAGAACTGATTCTAGGAAACAGCAAGTACAGCGACATCTTGGTAGTCACTGGAACAAAAGGACCAACAAAGGCGTCACTGGCAAAGGCCTTTGAAAAGGCCACCAACGACGGAACCATCATTAGCGGGGCTAATGACTGGCAGGCAGCTGTACACAAATTCAAGAAGATGGACGGCTGGGTAGTAAGATCTCCCGAGGGAGAGTTCTCATTCATACGAAAGAACGACATCGTGTTCTCCGCCGACGAAGCAATGAACGTTGCAGCAACTCCTGCCAAGATGTTCTTCTGGGAAAAACCAGTTAATGTCCCGACTGAGTTCAAGGTCCCTGATAATGCCTCCGGTAGCAAGATAGTTGCTATTAACAAGGCCGATCCGTATGCAGCGGACGAAGCAGTTTGGAAAGGTCTGACTGAATCTGGAGGGCTCGACTTCGACATGAGCAAAGAGTTCGTTAAAATAGATCTCCTCACCGAAGATGGAATCCTGTGGTCCACGGTCCGTGAAGCAGATAAATCCGGCTCCTTCCAGATAGGACGCACAGTGGAAATTGTTGAAAAAGACGCGGTTCGGGTGGGAGAGCTATCGGGCATCGATCTGCAAAACCTTGATGCAGCAACATTTCGAAGCCTGCTCGAAGATCCAGATGTGATATCAAATATACGAGCCATACCGGACGAAGAGCTGCAATACCTTACCAAATATCTGGATGATACCCGAGTGGCCATGGTAGACGATATCAGAAAGACACCAGAAGTTCGCCCAGCTGTAGAGACGGTCCCAACCGAGACTCCGAGTATCAGGGTCCCGGAGGAGGCCCCGAGTCCAGGCGCAGTCACTCCCGAAGGATTGGCATCTGAGTATCAGGAAGCTCAAAAAGCAGTTGCTGCAAAAACAGCTGAGAGGATAGCTACAGAAGATGAGCTATCAAACCTGGGCCGGCAAATGCAGGAACTGGGAGCCAAACTCGAAGATGCCCCGGCCAGGGAAAAAGCTGGGATAAAATCTCAGATCGATGGCTTGAAGGCGCAGGCGGATGCGTTGAAAAACAGGGCACGCAGACTGAATCAAGAGGTGTATGACACCAGAAACGTGCAGCAGTCCCGAGGAAACCAGTTGATAAATGGTCAGACAACCGTTGATGATCTCCTCAATCAGTTGGATGGTTTGTCTGTCCGAGATGGCCGATCTGCACTGGACGAAGCCCTGGCTAAAAGTGAGGACCTTAAAGCATATCTCCGAAACACCTCCCGAGAAGAGGCCGAGCAATTGGCCATGTCCATCTCTGAAAAGCTGGGCAGCGACAGGTCCGCCGCAGAAAAGATCATGGGATTCCATTATCAGGGTGCCGTGGGCCGCATAGACGATGCTACCAGGGCCAAGATGTCTGCAACTGATCAGGAATACATCCGCAAAGCAATGACTCGGCAACTCAATCAGAATGACTATCAACAGGTGACGAGGATTGTTGATAACGCCGGAGCATACCAGGGCGTGTCCGCAGAAGCAGACCTGGGCCGGCTCAAGCTGGACAATATACTCGATTCCAGCATGGCCGGAAAAACGGATGAATTGAAGAAACTGCTCACTGATAAAGATGTCCGGGCTGCATTGAAGGACGAAACCTTTGCAGACGAGGCGGTTGGAAAAATCTATGACGTTGATCCAAATGTGGCATCTCAGTATCAGAAGGCAGCCCAAGATCGCATAATAGCCGACATGAAGGCCGATCCCAAGTACAACAATCTGTCGGCTGGCGACAAGAAGTTCATAGATGAGTTTTATTCAAAGAGAACATATACCCATGAAGATATGGAAAGACTGGCCAGGATCAGACAAAACATGCCTTCAAGTAAGTTTTCAAGATTTATTCGAGGCGGGGCGATAGGCAGTGCTCGTATGATTACGAACATGATTACACATCCAGGATCACTTCTGAAAAGAACGGTTTTGGCCTGGGCCGGAGCCAATACAGTGATGACTGCCTATTTCGCGGTAGAAGAAGGTCTTCAATCGATGATCCAAATGACAGGATGGGATACCCCGGTAGATGAATATATGGAATACCTTGATAGAACCGGTTTAAAGGCCTTTGAACACGCAACCGAAAAGCTAGGTCCACTCAACTGGGTTCTGGACAATTTGCCAGGAAGCGGTATAATTTTCGCAGGCCCCGCAGCATTTAGATGGTATATCGAAAACGCAGCTGTTGGTCTTGCATCTGACAAAGTATCCAAAGGTGTTAAAGCGGGGTTATGGACCAAAGATGAAAGCTGTGAATTTGGTCCCGGATGCTGGGGATCTATTCGGCCCGAGTCTGAAAGACCGGCATACTGGGCTCAGCACCCCGAGACCATGGCCCATCTTGATGGTGACACACTACGCAGGATATATGACATCCAGCCAGACGGCAGCATAGGCCCCAACAATCTGATAGCAAAAGGCCTCGGCATAACAGACCCCGAACTTGCAAAGCAAATTGGGCTCGGACACTTCATCAGCGCCAGCAACCAAGGTGCAAAGGATACCCTGACCAAAGAGTTCGGTGGAGCATATGACTTGCTGGTAAAAGGTGGAGCAGTATCCGAAATGGCAAACAAGGCATATCTGGACGCCAAAGGGTCAACAACCGATTTTACTGTTGATCCTAATGCCCAGTACATCGACCAAACCGGAAAAGTCATATTGGGGAAAGACGTCACGGACCCCAGCCAAATCATAGGTCAAGTAATGGCAGACGGCACTGTCCGGCAACTCTCGACAATCGGATCAACAACCCCCGGAATGACTGCTGAAGGAATCACTGCACAACAGCGGGCGGTTCTTGCAGTCGCACCAACATCATTGGACGCTGCGACGAAATATGCCCAATACGGAAAAACAGGTACTGATGCAGACGCCGTAATGTGGAGATCCATATTCTTAAACCCAGATGGAAGCCTTGACGTCAGCAAACTGAAATCAATGTATCCGGATATGACAGCCGCTCAGATGAGTGCGATATTTCCAAAAGAGGCTATCAACAAGGCTATTCAGAACGACCTTGCTTCGGCCACTGATCCAACGGAGCTGTCTCGAAAGATTGCTGAGTACAAAGCATCGGGCATGATTGACGAGAACGCCAGAATCGAACAGTATATGCCAGCTGACCAGGCAGCAATCTTCACCGCCAGGCAGAATAATCCAGCAAACTTCAAGGCAACCGCGAGTGGAAATACATTATCCTGGATTGATGATACTGGGTATCCCCACACGGCCAATATAATTCAATCTGGCAAATTGTTTAACCCGACCACTGGGCAGTACGACATCGATCAAAAAAAGACAGAATCTGATGGGAGCGAATTTACTATCGACACCGGAAAATATGCCGAATTTATCAACAGTGGCAGTAAAGATATTGCGGCATTCCTTGCTGACAAAGAAAATTATATTCAGACGTGGAAAGGAACCGGGTCTACCAGTAAGACCAGCTCCGGGGGTGGCGGCGGGGGCGGAAGCAGTAGTTATAAAAGCGGGGGCTCGACTTATTCCAAGTCAACCGGCGAGACTGGCATTTTTATAGATGCCGCTGGATTAAATGCAGAGGTATATGAAAATGGAGCAGTGATTGGTTCAACCGATGAAATAATAGGAGTTGAAGCAGGAGTCCACACGATAACCATCAAAAAGGATGGCTACAAACCATATACCTTGCCAGTTCAGGTGTATAACGGCAGCATCGCTCGGAAATCGGTGACATTGTATCAGGACACTTCGACCACTACAAAGTCCAGAGCGGTGAGATTCGCAGAGGCCATGGGTGGAGTAGAAGCCATCACCCCTGATCATATCGTGTACGCATATGCGATTGCCAGAAGCAATACTAGTCTGGCCAGCTCTGCGAAGTCCGAGGCTTTCCCGGCAATCACTGGAAACTGGGCCTTTGTCGCCGACGATGTGAAAGAATTGATCACATTATATAGGGAGGCTTAAATGTCAATTACAGAATCCAGGAAAAGCTACCTGTCCACCCATTTTTTTTCGGGTGGTACAATAAGCTCTGAAGGAATGATAAATGCCATACTTGCCGATCTGAATAACACCGAGGATGTAGCCCCGGATGATATCGTTTGGATTTTTTCGGCTCTTGGGACCAAATACAATCCACCTGAGGTAGAACTCGAAATTACCGGAAAGGTAACCGAGGTTGTTGATGGTTCCACGATCAAGGCGCTTATGGATTGTGCTCCTGGTCAGGTTTGTGACCTAATACCAAAAACCATCATCCTTTACGGGGTATTTCCCCGAACAAGAGACTCGGAGGCTAAAGAATGGCTGACATTGCACTTACCCATTGGATCAGAAATAACCCTAACCCCGGTTGGAAACAACTATATCGTAACTAAAGGAAGCGAGGTCATCAATAACTCGCTAAACAGTTATATAGACAACCTGGGGCAGATTACAGAAACAACCGGATACGATATGATGGCGGTCGTGATGGAAGTCACTGATGGAGATACGATACAGGTAACCCAACAATGTCTTCCAGGACAGCTTTGTGTGACCACACCATTTAATGTTCGACTGCATGGCATCTCTTCATCTGAGATGAATTTCCCAGCCGGCAGAACCGCCAAAACCTGGCTTTATGATCAAATACCACCAGGGACCGTAGTTAAGTTGGCCATAAAGGGAGAAGACTCCTATGGTAGACTCATAGCTGCTATATATTATCCAACGGATGACACGGTAAGCATCAACACCAAGATGATTGCCGCTGGAAAGACGACCGGCTACAATCCAACTGCCGAATCCATGGATGCCAAGGCCGCCGTAAAGTATGTTGGGGGCATAGCCAACGCATACCCGGCATCATGTACTTCAACTGTAACAAAACCGTCTGCCGTTCTAAGTCTCATCGCTCCTGTCTGCAACACCGTGAAAAAGGATGGAACAGACACCTGGTTCGGATATACTGTGAAAAACGTTGGGGATAAAACTTGGAAGGGATGGCTGGGCGTTGTTGTCACAGATAACGATTCAAAGAAAACATATCAATACATGGGAGATCCGTTGAAATATAGCTCAATTGCCCCCGGCGAAACCAAGACCTTGTATGCGAAATTCATGGTGCCGCAGGACTTCGGAAACAAGATATCCTGGGATGCCATTATCAACAGTACCTGAATTTCCTTATTTTTTTCGTAACCGAAACCTATTTCAATGAGAGTACCTATTCAAGACTTGTGATATGATGGCAACTTTAGAAGATCTGAGAATAGTTAACGAGGCACTGACGTCTTGCAAAACAGCAAATGAGATTGCACACAACGTAAAGCTTCCAATAGAAACCGTGACCGAATGTCTCGACACTTTAAAATTAATGGGGGTAATCAGTAAGGATAGTTTTTCTGATGTATATTGCCCCATCGAGGAAGTCGCAGAGAATATATGTATGCAGTGTAATAGAATAGTAAAAGATCTAGGAGGTGACAAAACTGACGGAGACAACGTGCAAAACGAAGGATCTTAAAAAGAGTAAGATTGCATGGGGCGGACTTATTGTGACTATACTCGGGGCCATCCAGTTAAGTATGGTTGGTGTAGACATCACGGAGTTTCAGACTCTCGAAACTGCGGTGCCTGCTGCAATAACGATGCTGTCTGGTATTGCGATCATAGTGTGGCGAAATTCGTCGCAATATATAATTAGGTGATCCATGTTTTCACTTTTTTTTGATAACAACGAAAAGCAAGGTAAACGACCTGACTTTTTGGACGAAGCCTGGACTTATTATAAGAAAAGAATAAATAAGCCAGAACCAGCAAACCTAGACTTCGATCTTATGCTGGTAGATGAAGAATCCGGTAAACAGGTTGGAGCAGAGATTAAGGAACTCGACGATTTTTGGGGCAGCCTTCCACCAAGGGGTCGGCTAGGTCGGCAATGCATGGATATAGCCCTAAAATGTGACTACGGATATCTAAGCATACTTGGTAGTCTGTCGGAGCTGATCGAGTCTATTCCTCCATACTACAAGACTGACGAGGGAAACATAATAGAAAAACCAGAAGAACGAATGACACTAGATGAGAACATGGTATATGCTGTTCTCGGCGATATCAAATCTCTAGGAGTGTTGCCGGTTTTTTTGTCGCGAAACCCAATCGATTCGTTTCGGTTGCTGATTAACTATATGATCCACGATGTCATCAGTGACCCGCCTATAACCTTGTGTAGCAAGCCTCGTAAAAACATGCATGCTATAAACGTACTCTGCAATCTACCAGGAATCGGGTGGGAAAGAGCAGAAGCTATATTGGAACAGTATGGCTCTGTCTCCGAGTTCTTACAGGAAGCGCAGGTCTGCCTAGACAGCGGCAACTTGGGGCCTCTGGAAAATCTCAAGATAAACGACAGGCGATTTGGTAAGTCCGCGCATAAGATGTTTCAGGTAGATGGTATCTGGGGAATTTCATAAATACATATTTTTTTTTTAGTATTAACGAAAACCCATATATAGTAGATAATATAGAGAAGAGTATAAGGGATGATAAAAATGCTGACACGACTTAGAAACAGTATCATGCGTCCAGTTGATGCATGGTGCATGAAAAGATGTACCAGGTCTTTATCTGCAACACATGGTGATTTCATATATTCGCCCGTATTGCCGCCAGTTATACAATTTGCATCGGACGATTTCAATGCAGCCTGGGAACAGGCCCTCTCAAATGTGATACTAAGAGGCAAACCAATCACATTCGGGGGTAAAGATGGCGCGAAACAGGCAATGGATACCATGCAGACCATCGTATTGGGTAATCATGCAGTTGAACAGATACTGGGAGAGCATCTGCATCCCAAGTTCCCGTTTCAACTGGTAGACCAGTATTTGGAGGAATTCACACCCGAGTATCTTGAAAAATACCGAAGCCAGGGCTCCGAAGGATTTGATTATATTTATTACGATAGATTCGATAGAGATGATCAAATACTCTATATGAGACAGGGCCTCCGAGAGCAAATTGAGTCAGGAATTCAGTCAAACCGGAATCAGATGATCACATGGATACCCAGGATAGATCAGACTAAAACAGCAACACCTTGCTTACAGAGAGTGGGAATTCGCTATGAAAAGGATGACCGCGTATCAGTTAACCTCAGCTGGAGGTCAAGAGACCTCTTTGGAGCCTGGCAAATAAATCTCGTCGGTATTATAAATACATTATATCGGGATATAATTGATCCCAATCATTGCGAAATTGCCAGAATCGTTGACAGAAATGACTCTCTGCATATTTATAAGAGCGATATGATATCAGCAATTGGGGTAATCACACATGCTTGAAAGAACCGTCAGAACTCTGCACATGCTCGAAAAAGACAAAAAATCTCCAATAGATCGCATAGTAATCCTGAACAAAGAGATCGCTCAGGTAGCTTATGAGTTGCTTCAATGTAGGATATTTCCAGGCGAGGCAAAAGCGCACATGGCAAACGCCAAGTTGGAGCTTGGAGATGCATTAACCCAGCTTAATATGTTGTGCCTAGATATGGAATTGGTGCCAGAGGAGATCCTGAAATTGGGTATCCAGCATACCTATGAAAGATTCCAGGATTTCGCAGAGAGGGGATGGGATAAGAGACAATGAAACGAGATCGACTTTTTGTCCCATTAAACAAGCATTGGTATGATTTATTCGCCAATGGGAAAAAGAAGTGGGAGATCCGTGGAGTGGGGCCCCTCTTCAACCCAGGGACAGTGAGGGTTGGCAGAGACGTAGAGCTACGGCGAGGATACGCAAAAGAAGGAGCTATCTGGGGAAAAATCGTAGAAGTGCATATAGTGCCCACAGTATATATCCCAATAATAAATGTCCTGGAAGAACTATTTCCAATACCAAAAAGTAGCCCTCTGTGGGATGAAATCCAAGAATACAACGCAAAATATTCGAAGTTCATCGTATTCAAAATTGAAGTAAATAAAAACATGACAACAAAGGTGATTAAATCATGATCTGTGGACATTGCCCATTATTGTTGGTTCGCGGTGATCGATATTACTGCGAGAGATTTGAAGAGGAAGTCAACCCGAATGATGATTGTGCAGAAGAGGAATCTCCATGACCTTCGATTTGGAGAAGGCGCGGGATGCCGCGAAATTCGACGATCGCATGGCGATCACTATGTTTCCTCTCGTCATCGCCGAAATCGAGCGGCTGCGGGCCGAAATATCCGAGCAGAAAGGGATGATCTGGAAAACTCAGCAGGTAAAGAAAGAGCAAGCTGCCCGTATCGCGGAGTTGGAGGCTGATTTAGAGCAGTCCGAGATCTGCATCCGAGCCAGGATGGATGTCATTGACCAGCAAGCTGCCCAGATCAAGTCTCTCGAGGATGCCCTGGTGGAAGAGTTGGCCAGAGGAGACTATTTTGATGAATCCCAAGAATGTGAGGGCTACTGGTGGGATCGAAAAAATACGTCAGATTGTACACAAAATGATTATCGCAGAAATGCCCGCCTAAAGCTCCAAGCAAAGGGCAAGATCGGGCCGGATGCCAGCAAGTCCCATCTGCGACCTTATGAGGTTGTAGCGGCAGATCTAGCGGGGAGATTGGCAGAAAATCGCAGGAAATCCTGGCAGATCACGGAGGACAGGGTTACAGCAATAGACCAAGGACTACGGTTCTTGGAATGGAGCAACGCAAAAACTGGCAATGTAGAAACAAAGAAACGTATTGCAATACTTAAAACGATGTTGGAAGAGGCTAGTGATGAGCATGGTTTCGAAAGATGAAATAAAATGCACATCGAGACGATTTGCCAAGAGAAGTTGCGAAAAACATATCAGAAACAAGCAAGATTGGATTACTGGATTTAATATGGGATACGAAGCAGCAATGCGGTTGAAATATGTAAAAACGAGACAAGATATGCACGATTTGCTAAGAATAATGTATAAACGAAATGATATGCCGGAGGACATCGTATGAAATCACCCAAAACCCGAAAAAGAGGAAGACGTGTAGGTTCTCATCCAATACCAGAGAAATATTATACCGAAATCACCAGACGAGCAAAAACCGAACTCCTGTCATCAATTGCCAAGGATTTCGATGTGTCACCAACAACCATTGGACGAATAGTAAAAAAAGTAGAAAACAAATTTAAATCTATGTGTGGGTGATATAATTGACAAAATATAATGTTTTGGTGGATATAGTCGGCACCGCCAGCGTAATGGTAGAAGCAGACAACGAAGCAGATGCCGAAGAAGTAGCAATAGAAGCAGTTAACGATGGTGAAGGCGAAATCGATTATGAACCCCTTGGCATATGCGAGATAACACCACAATGACTCCGCGTCTGAGACAAGGAATGAGCAAGAGACAGATCACAGAAGACGCTCGTGCTCTAGATGGGATCATAAAATACATGTTACAGCAATCTCCCATCACTATCAGAGACCTGGTAATGACGCAAAATCTCGAACCGAAACCGGTATTGCGTCTACTAAAGATCTTGGCCAAAGCCAATATCATTGAAAAAGTCGGAAAGAGACAGTGGATACTCACCATTCAATTCGCTTTCGATCCTCAATACGATGCAAATAAAATTGCACTGGAGGCTGCAACATGTTAACCAACCGAGAAAAAAACACACTCCAGAGAGTAATATTCGTACTCAGACAACTGGCAGATGATGCAGATAGCAGCAAAACAGCTGATATAATCATGGACGACATAGCGACATTACAAGAGATAATCAAAAAATCGGACAACGGGGTAGAATAAATGCCAAAAAAAGTATATTTTGTTCGTCTGCCAATTGCAGGAATAGTTTCGAACTATTTTCTGGCAGAAGATGAAAAAGACGCGATCAGACAAGCTCTCGAATCAGAAGTATTTGGGAGAATCGATACAGAAAACAACTGGGAACTCGATGAACTGAATGTTCATCAGTATCTGTTTCAAGGAAATATAGATTATACGAGCCTGTCAAAAGCATCCGCCAAAGAATCAGATGAACTCAACCCAGAGGATTTCGAATGACGCGAATTATAACCGATGCCAAGATGTCGGTTTCGGGGGGCTATACGAACGGAACTCCAAATAATTGATGCAACATATGGTTATGATGCGGATGGGCTCCCCGTCATAACTCTTTTCGGCCTGACAAAAGAAGGAGATCCTGTCACAAAGTATGTCACGGGGTTTCTTCCCTACTTCTACATAGATTCGGACAACGTTGAGGGAATAGACCAGCTATTAACGGGCATCGCCGATTCTATCGGGATCATGATAAAAACCGATGTTGTAGATCGTTTCGGCCCCCTGGGATATCAATCCAGACCACGAAAAATGATAAAGGTAACGACCCGCAATCCGAAAGATGTGAAAATCCTCCGGGAATTTTGCGAGCAAAGCCACTACACTACCCATGAAAGTGACATTTTTTTCAAGGATCGCTTCATGGTGGATCATGAGTTGTCGGGTATGAGTTGGTGTATAGTTCCGAAAAAACAATACATCCATCATACGGATATTATTCCCCAGGGAGATCGAACCAATGCACCATTGAGGATAATGGCCATTGATATCGAGGCTATACCAAAAGAGAACGGTGGACTGCCAACCTCAGATGAAGATCCGATAGTTTTGATCAGTCTGGCCTTTGATCCACCGTGGAGAGGGCAAGAAAACGTTGTCATGGTGGCCAAAAACATCAAATGCACCCGAAAAGACGTGATTCCATCCGAGGGGGAAGATGACATGCTTCGCAAGCTGGGATTCATCCTGGATGAGTATGATCCAACCGTGATAGGAGGATACAACTCAAACGGGTTTGATATCCCGTATATAACCGATAGGGCCAAAAGGCTGGGAGTTTCCCTCTCAATGTCCAGGGATGGGAGATCTGCGTGGTGCAAGAGTTATATGGGCAAGAGCACCGTCTCACTGAACGGACGAATTTCACTTGACATGCTTCCAGCAGTTAAAGCATTGGATAAATACCGATTGAAGAGTTATCGTCTGGCAAACGTGGCCAAAGAAATTTTAGATATCGAGAAGCTGGATGTTAAACCGGGTGAAATGCGAGAATTGTGGTCCGGACCAGGAATCAACAAATTCATCTCATATTCAAGACGTGACGCATTGCTGGTCTTGGAGCTGATCAAAAAAACAGGAGTCCTTGAAAAGTACATCGCTCTGGCCAAGGCAAGCGGGGCATTCCTGCAAGTCGTAGTTAATGGCGGCCAAAGCAGTATGATCGAGGCCAAGCTCCTTCGGGAATACAATGCAGAGGGCTATGTAATGGGCACTAAAATGGCTCTGGAAGATGATGATATAGCCCAGGTTGAAGGTGCAATTGTTCTCGATCCAGAAATCGGCCTAACCGAGAATGTGGTTATACTCGATTTCAAATCACTATACCCAACAACCATGATCGCCAGAAACCTATGCTACACGACCGAAATCAGAGACGAATGTCCAGACTGCAACATCACGATATCTCCTAGCGGCGGACGATTTGTACCTCCGGAAATCAGGCGGGGTATAGTACCAAGGGTATTAGAAAAGTTGCTGGACGAACGCATAAAGGCCAAGAAAGCAATGAAGTTGCCTGGGATATCCGAGGAAGAAAAGCGGCAACTGGATGCCAAGCAATATGCTATGAAGATATTGCTGAACAGCTTCTATGGTTATTCAGGTTATGCTCGGGCCAGATTGTATAGCCCAGTAATTGCCAACTCAGTGACCAGCTATGGAAGAGAAAATCTACTCAGAACTCGAAAAATAGTTGAAAAACACGGGCTTTTTACACTGGATAATGAACCATTTGAACTAAAAACGATAGCAGGCGACACCGACAGTATTTTTATATCTATAACCGGAAATATTGACTTTTGTAAAGCTAAACAAATAGGAAAAAAGATCGCATCCATCGTTACAGCAGACCTACCAAAGCCAATGGAACTAGTTTTCGAAGCATTTGCCAAAAGAATACTCATTTTGGCAAAGAAACACTATGCCATGTACAGGTTTGAAACAGAGGATAGGGGTGAAATAAAAGCAAAAGGAATAGAAACAGTCCGACGAGACTGGTGCAACTTCACATCAATGGGGCTTACAAAATGTCTGGAGATCATACTGGTCGAAGGCGATGTGGACGCAGCTCTTGCCCAGGCCAGAAAAACCATAGCCTCCATAAAGAACCCAACCCCGGACATCTTTAACGATCTGATTATGTCAAGAACATTGACCAGAAAACCGGAAAACTATATGCAACCGCAACCGCATGCAGAACTTGTCAAGAAACTTGAGCATCGAGGGGTTTTCAAATATGCAATCGGAGATAGAGTTCCTTTTATCATCATCGCGAGCCAACGAAAAGCAGGCCGCCGAGCAGAAATGATGACATTGCGGGCCGAAGATCCTGAGTACGTAGTCGAAAACAACCTAAAAATAGACACGGACTACTATCTATCCAAGCAACTGCTTCCTCCCTTATTAAGGATGTTCGAAAGCTTTGGGATAAATGAGCTGGACCTATTGCAGCCATCCCGCCAACAATCCTTAACAAACTTTGAAATAGGAGAAACGCCACAGATTCAGAAGAGGTGTACAATATGAGGATACTTCCTATAATCGTACTGTTAGTGTTCGTGGGTGTAGTTGCCGCGATCCAGCCTGTTCAGCTGTCAGGAACAAACCCGGACTTCGCAAAGGCCCTTGCTAAGAACAACAGCCTGGACTGGTCCATCGAAACCAACATGAGCATAGGACCAATGACCAGTGAAGCTCTGGAAACAAGGGCAATCGGCCCATGGGCTGAGGACAAAGATGTATTTCTCTGGGGAACAGGGCCTGAAGGCATGGGCATCCCCGGCGAACCTTTTTAAATCTTTTTTTTTTCAGTGGCCCAAAATAAAAACGGAGGATAACATGTTGAGACGATTTATGGTAACTATTGACGAAGATGTATATAATGTATGGATAAAATATCAACTAGAACACAACACCACCCGAGACGAGGCACTTCGGGGGATCATGCTTGAATTTGCCGGGAAAAATCCTCAACCTTCTCCAGACCCGGTGCCCACGCCAGCGCCAACGCCAGATCCAATTCCGGTCCCAACCCCAGAACCAGTTCCAACCCCCGCGCCGGCCACAAAATACAACGTCGAGGTATCTCAGGAGTCCGGCCTGGTAATGGCTAGATCCGGAACCAAGATACTGGCAACATGTCCGGCAAGCTCGGATTCATATCAGGTATTCAAAAAAGCTATTGATTCGGTCCCAGCAAACGGGACCCTTGGGATTGGAGCCGGACTTTATAACATATCGGCGTCCTATAAATTTGGACTAGATCCAGATGGTAGCAACATCTTTTGGGTGGCTCTGCCCGTCGTGGATAAAGGAAATATGAAGGTTGTTGGAGCAGGGGTCGATAAGACCATCATTAGGCTTCTTCCTAATCAACGCAGTCCATCACGGCATGTGATAATGATGTTAGTCCGTGCAACATCACCCACTTCAATAGGGCACTCCGCTTTCGAGATATCTGAATTAACGTTTGATGGAAATAGATGTAAGCAAACCGATAAAGACCCATATGATGGAGAAGGCCTTATCACGTTTGGTTCTCTAAGAAGCGGCACGAAGGTTCATGATATAAAATTGATCAACTCGTGGGCGTCTGGGGCCTACCTGGGGAACAATGGATCGGGGCCAGGAGACAATGAGCAGGTATGGAACATCTTTTGCAAAGATTGCGGGGCAGAGGGTATCATCCTCGACACATGTTCAAACAGCAAACTGGCAGACAGCGAATCCTGGAATTGTAGAGAAGGATTCTGCCTCCATGGAAATACCGACTGGAAATCAAGAAAACCAGATAACGTGTCTGCGTTCAACCTCAAGACCGACAGCCAGGTCACGGTTAGACAAATCAATGATTTTACAATTGATAACCTTGATATGGACTGTACCAACGCCTCCAAGAGCTATGGTTTGGCCGTAATCAGTGCACGTGGAAAAATCACTCGATCCATTTTAAAGAGCGATAAGAATAAAGTGAATTCCTACGGCGGGGCCACGTATTTTACTGAGGAATCCGATGTCTCAATTGAAGATAGCCAGATTGAAGGTTTGTTTGGCATCCATGCCATTATGCAGGCCCGCGTCACTGCAATAAGGTGCAATATAATTGCACCAGGTGGGTGTTTCTGCACGACGGACCCAGATCCCGTTCAGAGTACCATCGTTGTGAAGAATTGCACTTGTTCCGGGCTCAAGACCGCGATGCAAAAAGGTGCCACCATCATAGTAGAATAGGCACCATATATTCTTTTTTCGACAACTTACCGCAAGATATATATAACATATGACACATCCATATGTCGGGTGAGATACATGTTTGTATCAGTATTTGGTAATAAACACGTAGTTCGGATCTTGGACTTTATGATCTGCAATGCCCCGAGGCATTTCAGCAAGAGTGAAATGATTGCAGCGATGGGCATGGGCAGACCAAGCTTTTACAAGGCATGGAAGATGCTTGAGGAACTAAACATAGTCAAGGCAATCGATTCGGAGAAGAACTTCAGATACTATGTATTAAATAAAGAAAATGGCATAGTAAAAACCATATTGAAACTACACGCACAACTCCATAGGGAATGATAGCCGTGGAGGGAACTAAACTAGAAATGGTCACGGCTACCAATAATAACAAGCCATGCCAGGATTTAAAGATTGTGGACTTGAATAAATATAACGTATATCCTTCATACAGAGTAGGACAGAAAGAAGCAATTGAATCAATATTAAGTACATATGAAAAAATAAGATCTGGAGAAATAAATTCAAAAATAGTTGAATTGCCAAGCCCAACCGGATCGGGCAAGACCATAATTAATCGTGCAGCTGGAAAAGCGTTGTTGGAATTATATCCAGACGAAATTAAAAAAGTGGTATATACCACCCCGCTTAAAGCCCTGGTCTACCAAATTGAGGAAGATGAGCAACTGGGCATTCCCGTGGTTCTTGGAAAAAGCAACTATGATTGCCTGTTGCTGGAAGGTCTAGACGCATCAGATTGCCCATTCCGATCCGCAAGTCTTGCAAGCAGAAAACCAAAAATCTGCAATAGGTGCCCATACACCCGAGCTAAGTATGCTTTTAGGGATGCAGATCTAGCAGCGTGCACCTTGGATTTCTTCATATATAACCGGGCCGCAACAGACGTTCTCATAATCGATGAATCGGCAAGCCTTGAGGATAAACTCCTAAATCACTTCGGTATAGCTCTGCCAGAGAATATTGATCTTGAGAACCTGACGGACTCGATCCATGAATGGATGATATCGCTAGAGGAGGAATCCGAGAACTACACCGAGATGCTTGAGAGTATGAACCTGAGTTCAACCAGCAATACAAACCTCTTGAATGATATCCGGTATCTGACCACCAAGTTGACCAAGATCGAACGGCAGGTTGCTAAATGCGGCAGGATATTGCAGGTCATTTCCAGCAATGATAAAGCATATTTCATTGACAAGGATAGAAACTTGAAACTGGTTCGCGGGGAATACCCTTTCAATTCCATGGCCAGCCGAGTAAAATTGGTTATAATGAGTTCTGGAACCCCAACAACATCGCTCATATGTCGAAACTATTCGCGAGTCGAAGCAGTTCATCCAATACCAAAAAGAAATAGATTGATATATTACGAGCCAGTTGGAAAAATGAGCCGGGCCAATCTCGACAACACCGTGCCTGGCATGGCAAAACGTATATTAGAAATCCATAAAGAATACCCCCGACAGACCATCGTGCATTGCCATTCCTACGGGATTGCCCAAAAATTAAAGGATCATATGAGGCACCCGAAGGTTCTACTGCAAACCCCCGGACATCGCGAAGATGCACTGCGGCAATTCATGAGATCCAAGGAATGTATCTTCCTCTCAGTGAACTACGCTGAGGGAATCAACCTGAAAGGAGAAAACTTCCAACGAAACATCATCGCGAAGGTTCCATATCCTTCACTAGGCGACGAATGGGTCATCAAAAGGAATGAAACCGATAAAGCCGAGTTAAACATCGACAAGTGGTATAGATTGACAACAGCTGTAGCAATCCAACAAGCAGCTGGGAGAACAACCAGAGACCCTGATGATTTCAGCAAGACATATATTCTGGACTCAAACTTCGGGTTTTTTTATTCGCAGAACAAGAATCTATTGGAACCGTGGTTCAGAGACGCGATAATATGGAGGAAATAACATGATAAAAGAGGGGGCTACATCGCTCGAAAGGACTAAACGCATGATGGAAACACTGCGCACCATATACGGCAGATCAAAAACAGCATCCGAGACAAAAGGACAAAAAAGACTTAAAGATTTTGAGAAGAAGGTAGGATAAAACCTACCTCTTCAAAGCACCAGACATACAGGCGGATTTCGCTTTAGCTCTCTCCATACCAGTCATTCCACGAGTTGCAGCAGAGCACTCCTTGGATGCGGTTGAAAAGGCGGCCTGATATGCCTTCAGATGCTCGGGGTTGTAACCCTTCGCATAGCTTGCTCTCTTCAGATAAGGCTTTCCGTAGCCGGACATTACAAGACCAGCATTAGCGGTCTCTCCGAGGGGTATAAATGCCATATTTGTATCCTCCAAGATGGAAGACGTTCATCAGGATACTTATATGTTTTCGTAAAAAAAAAAGTTGACGTAAAAAAGAAAGTGTACTCAGAACGTCACGCCGCCACGACCGAGCTTCAGATATTTTACCTCTTTTGCAGTAGCTGGTCTGGTAACCTGAACTCCCCCACCCATGCTCTTCCACCAGGTTCTCATAGCAAAAAGCAGCGGCAATGGGTCTGTGCCGAACTTGGTTTCCCACTCGGCAATAGTCATCAACGCGGTTGGATTTGCAGGGCTCGAAAGCAGGATTCCTTGATCGCCAAAAGTGTTTTCCAGCTCCGCGAGAGCCATCATGTCCTTTCTGAACCCGACAATCTTTCCCTCCACCGGCAACCCGTACTTCACTTCTGTTATCACGCCGTCAACGCCTTTCACGAACACAGATTGGATCAGATCATCTATGGTCATGTTGGGATTGGCTATCACGATCTTACTTGGCCGGTTGTTTACGGAAGCAGGGAACTCGCATATTCCTTCGAGGAAATCTTCACCCTCTGAAACTTCTTCAATTTCTGGCATTATCTTATCACCAACGAAAACCTATCCAAGAAGATGCAACCCCATCAAACATGGCAACCAATCAACTGATATAGACTGGCATGTCGAATTTCCCCACAACTGGATGAATTTGTTTATGGAGAACACTCCTGTCAAGTCATCAACTGACCTTCCGTACTCAGCATGGCGGCCTTTAAGAGCATCGCTTCCAACCGGGTCTCTGGACATCCAACCAACATGCGCAACTCCTATTACGTTGCTGTTGACGTTGGCCTCAAGAACTCCAGTACAGCAATTTACAGCGCAGTCGCCATAGCCTCTGGTCTTAACCTCGGTGCTCCGGACCAGATGCTCGGAATGGGCATACATCTCTGTCAGCACGCCACCAATCTTGTAATTCTGCACGCAGAGCTTGTCAACCCACTTGGCATCGTAACTACCCGTCTGGTAAGACACGGGCATGTACTCGAACTCAGCTTCCTTGGTGTAATTGATATAATCCATTGCACAGTTATTTGGGAATGTGCAGTTAAAAGCATTGCCGGAACTGTCCATCTGTCTCTCGGCCTCAAGTTCGGCCTCCAGGACAACCACCTGGCCGGACCCAGCAACTCTCTCCACGAGCTTCTGACCAGCGAATCCAGGTTGGGTCGATACAACTTTCACCTGTTCCAGCATGCCAACGCCCTTTATGGATGATTTCTCATACATATAATTGGCAGCGCCTGCCATACCAATGACGAGAAACATCGCCATCAACATCAAAATGTATTTTCTCATTTGTTCAACCTCTGTCGTTCTATAAAGATGTCCTTAGATTTAAGCCTTGTCGTTGCCGGCTTGTTCAAAACAGGGGCCGTATGTACTCCTTTGTAATCTTTATCAGGCAACCCGGCCTGTTTACCGAACTCCTCAATCATCTTTTTTGAGGCCCTTGGAGGCTTCTCGTATTCTGCTGATCTCATCATAATTCCACCAATCTACATCTTCTTCTGGAACGCCATGATTTATAGCATCTGTGGCATTCCTGAAAACTCTGTTAAAATCGCTTCTGAATGGCACTATCTGCATGGTCGTCGCTTCAATCGTGATTATCTCCGTTTCAGCAACCACTATGACCCAAGAATGACCAGGATTGCCGATTCGTTGGGCAACCTGGGCGTTGTACCCACGATCCTCAAGTTCATGTTGCAGATAAAAAGACATCTCGCTGCAATCCCATTCGTTTTCGATATACGGAAAAGTAGGTATGCTCGCGAGGTCAGACTCAAGTGACCCGCCAGACAGATTCACAAGTACAAATAAAATAAAAAATAATCTAGTCATTCTTCTCACGGAAGAACTCATTCCAAACTTGATTATATTCAGCCTCGGATATCTCCATGGACTCCTGATCCGGAGACCCTGGGAAGTCTCCTTCCATAATCAGTTTCAGAATATATTTCATGCGTAATCACATTCCATCGGTTTAGCCGGTTTTTTTACTGTTTTCCGACGTTTCAGGCTGTGTCACCTTGGCCAAATAGTTTTCACCCTCTTTTGTAAGAAGGTAGAATCTAGGCTTATTTGGCGCGACCATTATATATTTCTTGTATAAAAAAAAGTCCATGACGTCCTTTGTCAGTCTCTCGCTAATTCCTTTGTTGTACGCTGTTTTTAATATATCCCAAATATGCAACGAATTATCACGACGCATCATGCCAATCACGATTTTCTCTATCTCACCGCGATCAGTTATTCGTTGATTGCAACCATCACTCATGCTCATTTTAATAACACCCCATAGGTTTAGCCGGTTCTCTTCGTCCCCACCACCAATCTGTAATTACAGCTTCAAACACCTGGTCAACCACAACCGGTTTTTTATCCACGATCCTGATAACATCTCGTTTCTTCAGGGTGGCCTGGGATTTTGGAACCCAGTACGGAACCTGGGCCCCGTCGTCCATCAAAACCAGTAGTATGGCTCGCTTAGTCTGCTTGACCATGTAGTTGCAGTTGGGTTTTTTAACCGGAGAAAGGACGAATTTCATACTCGGACAGCTTCTTGTAGTTATCCATCATATCTCCCCATTCCTTCAGCTTTATTTGCCAGAAGTGGTCTATTATGTCTGATAACGGGACGGCCAAAGAATATTCGTTGTTATATTGTCCTTTCTTACCAGGAACTACGAGCTGTTCTGCATTGATGAATCCAAGTTTCCTCAGCGTACTTATGGCAATGCTGACCTCCGGTTGCCGAATCATCGCGGTAACTTCAATATCCCTAGAAGTTCCTACCTCTTCAACCCTGAAAAAGGCTAAAACTGCGGCTTGCCGTCTTTCAACACCGATGTCCTGGAGGCACGTCATGAAGTCTATGTCATCCTGGTCAAACACTTTTACATTCTTGGTCTTCATATGTTCACCTCGTTGTGATATCATATTACAAATATAGCATAGTATATAAGCATGTTGGTGAATCACCGGTTGTGAAAATGTATTACACGCGCAAACTTGATATACCCCAAAATACAACCCATTGGTTATGCGCAACAAATTAGAGAAAACCATATGCGTTCGGTGCGATAGCGCGACGCACCAGATAATACAAGACATAGCGCAGGCAGAAGACAAAGTAGCCGGTGAAGTAATCCGTAGAATGCTCATCGATGGCATCCGAGCCCATCATAAGAGAGTATCCAGGAGAGTTGGCCGGAGTCAAGCGATAAACCCCGGCCACAAGTGATCAAGCATGAAGAAGTCATTGATTACTTATAAGCGTTTCGGAGGGATCTGAATAGACCCAGCGTTTGAAAGAGCGTTGAATAAAATACCTCCGCAGCTACGGAAAGAAGGCTTTAGGTTTGTCCCGATTCTAAACGGTACCAAGAAGCCCATAGGTTACAAATGGACAACCGACGCAAATTACGATTATAAGCATCCTGTAATGGCCGGATATCTTGCTGAAGGACATAATTACGGCGTTGTCACTGGAATAGGTCATTTAATCGTCTTCGATGTGGACGACCTGCCAAGATTGGAAGAATTAAATATCATAAATCAGATACCAGAAACTTTTACGGTGGAAACAGGACGCGGAGGAAAGCATTTTTATCTGCTATGCAGGGGTTTCAAAGATAAAATGGTACTCGAAGACCCTGAGTTGAAGGACCTCGATGGAGATCCCCTGCATTTGGGGGAAATACAGGCGCTTGGTGAGCAGGTCGTTGGACCAGGGTCGTTACATCCTAATGGTAATTATTATAAAGTGATTGCAGATGTTCCTATTGCTACCGTAGATAAAGACTTTCTACTAGAACTGATCAAGCCATTCGTGAAAAAAGAAGATCCAAAGACATCCAAAAAATACAAAACATGTTCTGGTGGATCTTCTATCGGCAATCTCATACCAATAGATCAAGTAGCCTGGCCGCTTAGGATCAAGGAAAGAAAGGGCTCTGAAGTGTTCGGAAGTCATCCAAAACATGATTCCAAGCATGGCAAGAATTTCTCAGTCAATACTTCAAAAAATTGTTGGCACTGTTTCAGACACAAAAGCGGTGGCGGGCCGCTCGAATGGCTGGCAGTTGAAGAAGGGATAATCACCTGCAAAGCGGCTGGAAAAGGGTGCCTGACAGGACAGCAACTTGCCCAAGTGATCAACATAGCGAGAGAACGCGGATTCAATATCCCGGATCTACAAGAACCAGTGGTTGTGAAAAAGATGGACGACGACATTGCACCAATTATACCAGAAAACGTCCGAAGATGGTCAGACGATCTACCTTTCGGCATGCCGGGCGTTGATTCTGATCTAAGAACCTATCAAAAAGTCCTGAAAAAAGGCAAGGAGGACAAACCAGTAAAAGCAATAGTCTGTGATGGATATTGTGTCATAACAGAGGAAACCAGGGACGAAAGTGGAGAGGCGACGTTTACCCTTGAAGGAGCTGGCAGCAATGATGGGCATAGATTTAGATGTACTGTTTCTGGTCGTGATTTTGCAGATAAAAGAAAGCTGCGCGGCATTTTGATGTCTCATTTCGGCGCGAGAAACAAAATTCGCGATCTCTGCGCTGAGATGATCCAAGACCTGACCATAGATGTTAAAAAACTGATATCAGTAGACGCGCCAATGTGGGTGAATGACCGGCTTGCGATACCTGGGTTGGATGATGATGGTTTCAAGTTTAATTTGTCGCGCAGGGTCCCGGCAGACCTGTCGACTGGAGATGAACAGCTTGGTATGGTTGCCCTTGATCTGATCTTCAAAACATGGCCAGCAGACAAGGCAGCAATCCTTGTTACAACCAGTTTGGCATCCCCGGTATGCGCCAGATGGTTTTTAGAAGATCGTTTCGGAATAGCTTTAATAGGCACTTCTGGTCGTGGTCTAAAAACCGAGGCCCTAAAACACGCATTGGCCGTCTATGGCAATGGGTTTATGCGCGAAAAATCACTACTTCGATGGGGCGAAGGTGCGACTGGAACAGCAATACAACTGGTAGCTGCTGCATGTGGTTGCCTGCCAACAGGTATCGACAACTACAAAGGGACACAAAAGGACGGTCCGTCCAAATTCGTGTCAATAATTCACGTTCTTCTCGAAGGCCGGGAAAGAGAACGAGCAAATCGAAACGCCCGGCTTCAAGATAGTAAAGAACACACCACAACATTAATCGTTACAGGAGAGGACTTGCCAGAGGAAGCGTCAACCATGGCCCGACTTATTCCAATCGAATGGTCTACAGAACCAAATAAGACTAACCTGACAAAATTGCAGGAAATAAATAAAAATCTCGTAGCCGTTGGCAGGATGTGGTGTAATTACATATCAGGTATTGATATAGACATGGATAGATGGATTGAAGACAGGTCAATTCTCGTGTCTTTGGCCAATGAATCGGGATGCATCAATCCTGGGCGTGTCGGGACGACAATATCCATTCTCAAAATGATATGGGAACTGTTGTTGGAATCTCCCCTTAAAACCGTGATCAAAAAATACAACAAAGATTTTGAAAAAGGTCTTGCTTCATTGCTTATTGAAACCTCAATGACCACGGAAAATGCAACTGAAGCAGCCCAGTTTGTTGAAACCCTGCGAGAACTGATATCATCCGGCAAGTGCACGGTTCTTGATCGACCAGTCCAAAACGAGAATGACCTAAATATCATTGGATGGCGTCTTGGTGAAGGTGACAATGACATGGGAAAGGTTGCTATATTACCCATTTTGGCCAGAGACGCGGTCAGACGGGTCTTAGGACCCCAGGCGCAGACAATCTCGTCTACGTCGTTATACAGGCAGCTCCAAGAAGGAGGCTACATAACAGTCAGCAGCGATGGCAAGAGAGTCAAGACGAAGCGTCGCGGAAATAAAACCATCCGTGTGCTAGTGTTTAATGAAGGAATATTGCTTGATGATACCGTTTATGGCATGGTAGATCTAAACAGACCAATCCTGAAAAATACTGAAAACACCCTTGAGAAAAAGATATATCGGGCGGTCAAGGTCTCTTAGATACAAGCCTTGCCGTTATTTCTTTTCACTTTTTTGTACTCTACTGGTTTCCTGTATCCGATTGCATTTTCACTATCTACGCATGGTTTAGTAGTCCACTGTTATTTTTATTCTACATGTAATAATGCGTAACGGAGTAACAGAGATGTAACCAAGAAAAACGACATATAGAGAGATACTGTTACACCTGTTACACGTGTTACACTTAATTACATATATATATTATATGTAACTTAACTTTCTAGTTAGTATCTCTCATAGTCTCTCAAAGACAACCTAATATCAAGAAGAATATATAATATAGTTATTATATACCTACTATAATCTATCATGATTCTACACGACTTTTCTCTCTATACATCTCTACATTTACCAGGGGAAACACGGGTAACGAGTGTAACGTATTCAACGCTAATCGATTTTATGTTACATGTTGTTACACAAAATGCCCTTTTTTCCCTTTGTATCAAAAAGATACCTCGAAACAGTTTATCACGATTCATCACAAACACATCACCTACCAAAAACTTGAAATACCTTCAAATCACAGTTATCCTTGTCCTTGCGGACGGTTATCATCAAGGATGGCTGGTGTGTCCAACGGCCAAATGCGGGATCGGGTCTTTTCTCAGCCCGGTCCTTTCTCACCTCCAACCTTAAACCTTAAATAGGTTAATCTCTTCTTAAGTTACCATGAAAGCCACAATAGTTTCAAGCCCAGATGACATCCCCAGCATCAAAACAGAAGCCGTGATAGTGTCATTTCGTCCCAGTTTCGATGACATACTGGCCATTGCCGGTAAGAAAGTCAAGCTCATCCAGATCAACCAGGCAACCAGCAACAGCCTAAGCAAAAACTCGCGTGCTCTCATAGCCAGCCACGGCATCAAATTGCAGATAGGTAACATCCAGGGCCTGAAGAAAGAAACCCTCAACATCTAACCAAAAACTTTATCACCTTCTAAATCCAATCTCCTAACCATGGTAGAAATCGTCAAGGATAACACAGATGTTAACAAAGTACGTCGCCGATTAGTTGACATCAAACTTGCATTTAAGGAAAGCATGGACCGTGAAGTATCCAGGATTTTCGAAGAGATTGAAGATCTTGACACCGAGATCCGGGAAGGCATGTCCAATCGTGTCGGCAGTGGATTCCAGGCCAACGAAGCCAAAAAATATGCCTATCGTCTGGTAAAACCCATACTCCGTGACACAATTCAGGACCTCGATGGCATAAAGCAGGACCTAACCGCCGACATAGCCACCCTCGTAGGAGAAGACTTTGTTGAAGATCAGACCTGCGCAATGTCCGGCATAATCGGCAACGCCACCGCCAAGAACTTCGAGCAATCCGAACTCGACATCAAAGTCCTTAATCCACCGGAGTGATCGGGCATGGCCCGACGCACTCCTTTTCATGCTTTTCTTACCAAAATAGCTTCCGAGGGCAAATCCGTCTCGAACGAAGCCAATACTTCGAGAACTCTAGCCACCGCCTCAAAAACCCCAGCATCCTCTCGTTCATCTATTCCAACTTCTTACCTCAAAATATCCCCAACAGGAGGCATTGTTGCACCCGAGAAAAAACTCATTACGTCCGAAGTCTCATCCGGAAAACATGACATATCCCCGACCGGTGGCATATCTGCATCATCAATATCTTCTACCCCTACAACATTTCAAAAAGCCGTCTCAACCCCAACCATTGCTATCCAAAAACCAGAAACAGTCGTCCTCGGTGGAATATCCATATCCCCTGCTTCAGGCGTTACAACATCCATAAAGAGGACAGTTGCCGTAACTGAAGAAAAGCCATTAACCAACATCTCTGAGAAAAAGTCTATTACGCTTGGATCAGCCCGGCCTACTCAAACCATTGCTACTATGGGCACATCCATATCCAGTGACCAAATATCCACCATCAAAGAAAAAATATCCGCCATGTCACTGCCTGAAACAAGTCCAGGCAACGTGCATATTGGTTCTGGGCGGTCTACATCGGGTGTCCTGCCAACTGCTCAGAAAGCAATTGCCGGGCCAACAATAACTCTCGCAAGACCATCAGAAGAACGCAGCACTCCGAACGCGGCCAACCCCAACAAATACGTCCCAGTGACCGAGGCAAAACCCTTAACGGTGGTTGGATCTGGCTCAACTGCAATACCAGAAAGTTCTGATGCAACTGGTTTCATCTTCCGAGGCATCCCGATAAAAATGTAACTAGAGGGCAAACACCTCTTCATCATCTATTTTTCTACCCCTACTCCTATACCTTGTTTCTGCATCACAAATCCTCAAATACAGCTGCTCCGTAGCCAACACATCCCCGATATTGTGCTTGCGGATCTTGTTCATCTTTCCTTCAGCAAACCATTTGGGAACATCCCTACCACTTCCATACAACAGCTCTTTGAACCCGAGCATTGCCGCAAACATCTCCAAAGTAGCCGATTGCTGCTTATTCCACTTTCCCTCCACCAGTACATCATAAACATCATACAATCTTCTATCATATTTTCCAACCGGCAATATATTAATGAAAGGAATATCATTAACCATACCCCTCATCTTCAAATGAATCAAATCAAAATCCTTGATATTGAAGCCAATCCACTTTGCAGGCCTAATCTCACTCAAATACTCATAAGCATCCTCTAACACCTTTACCTCATCGCGATCACAAAAACATGCCACGTCCATATCCACCGGCTTAGCCGTAATGCAAATAGTCCGCGAGGTATGCCATCTAAGAGCAGCCTGCTCATCACATTCTGCACAATAATCTTTTTTCTGCTTAGGATGATCTGCTGGATTATGATCGCACCGTGCGCACTTCACATCTTTATACGTTTTAATCTGCTGCGCAGTGCCCGGTATTGTCTCGATGTCAATAACAACTGGGTCTTGCATAAAGTCTTCCCTATGTCCCTCCTGTATAACTCTTTTGCATCCTATGAAAAGCCTTAAATATGTGTCCCACTTACCATCTTCTATGCCATTGAGTGCTAAAGTGAAGAACCGGTTAGAAATCACGTTCTTCAAAGGAGAGGTAATACCACCAACCGTAACCTCATATCTGATTACGACTGGCCGCCTATCTCCGGAGGATGTAGAACTGGGGGAAGAGGATTGCAGGTGAACTATGCCGGTCGTCATGAACTGTCCACTATCGACTGGCCGGGGCACGCTTCCTACGTAGTCTTTCTCAGAGGTTGTCCCATGTCCTGTCCTCACTGTCATAACGAAAAAATACGCACCGGCGAACGTCTTGTAGATTTCAACGACATAGCCCAAGAAATCCTAGCCGCCCGACGTTACGTATCGGCCCTGGTCATCTCTGGCGGCGAACCTGTCATGCAACCCGAGGTATGTCTCGAATTGCTGATCTGGGGTCATGCACTGGGTCTCAAAGTCGGGCTTGAAACCTCAGGTTGCCGACCCATCCCGGAAGGTTTCGACAGAGTCTTCCTCGACATCAAAACATCCCTGGAAAGCTGGCTATATAACTCCTACACGGGAGATAACAAGGCATTCGACAATGTAGTCCAGAACCTCGAAAGACTCGATCCCAACGTTACTGAGATACGCTATGTAGTCCACGAATCAGACCCTCCCATAATCGACCCATTTTCACCCATAATCGACATGGGCTTTTCCATTAGACTGCTCAGAGGAGACCACACAAGTCAAGACTATTTCACCAATTTCCAGAACTCGGTCATATCCGATCTAAACCTAAAACTCGAAAAAGGAGTATTGAAGAAATGAAATACAAATACATCGCATGGCGTGCATTTCGTGATATTAGAATCATTGACATCATATCAGAAACAGATCACTATGTTACGGATAGCAATGGACGAAAACATAAAAAGATTTCCGATGACAGATCTATATTCGACACATTTGAGGAAGCAAAGCAGTGGTTGCTGGACAAGGAAGAGGCAGACTTACGGAAAGCCACCGAGACCATTTCAAGTATAAAGGAACACATCAAACGCATTGAAGCATTAGACAAAGTATCTAAAAAATGGTGAAAAAACATGGCCCCAAAAATCGTAATAGAAATAATATCAGATAACCAGGGAAAAAAGAAGTATATGGTTTCCCGGATTTCTGGTTTTCCGACAACGGAAGAAATCTTAAAAACATGCCCAGAATATTTCAAAGGTGACCATATTTGCATGGATGAAAGCATCCCTTGCAACGTACTATGTATTCGAAGCAGCTTTGTCGACATAGACATTCGAGAACACACTGAATTGATGGTATTGAACGAAGACGTCCTTCGAAAACTAATGTCCCATATCAGTAGCCTCCTGAAAAAATGGAGATCTATGCCAAGTCGCTATCCACCGGAGATCATGACAATTGATTTTTCTGGCGATGGATGCGTATATGGTCACGGAGGATGAGATGAACAGCTACCTAGTCCAATACGAAGTCAAAACCATCACCATCGAGAAAAGCATCATCATTGCCGAAACGGTGGACGACGCAATCAAGGAAGCCCTGAAAAAAGACAACGTGATCAAGGTCGTAAAAATCAATAAGCTTGGCGTACCACCATTACCGTCGTTACGAAAGCCAAGTCGTCACCCTGCTGTCAAAATGGCAAAGCTTTACACAGAACTCGATCACACTGACGACCCGACAGAACGTGCTCAAATAATCGCAGAGTTAGACCGGATAAAAAATGGAGGAGATTAAACATGTCAGCAGATATAGATTACAGGCTCTACAAGAAGATAAACGAAAAACCTGGATCAAGTATCCGTGAACTGGCAAACGAGATGGGGTGGTCCATAGTTGAGGTATTCAAATCGGTTTGTCGCTTGGAAAGTGACAACTGGATCAAATCTGAAAGAGACGGCAATCTTGTCAGAATAACACCTGTCAAATGGCATGAGTTCCTAACTCCAGAAGAGATTGAAGAGTTCAAGAATTCCTATGGTGGTATTCAAAATGATCGAACTTGAGAAATTTGAGGAATTGCTGAGGGATCAACAATGAACACTGAAGAGCAAACCACCAGGATCGCAGGGTTGGAAACTCAGATAGACCTACTGCAAAACGAGATATTCGAACTGCACAAAGGCAAAGACTCACAGAAAGTTATCTCTGATCTGATGGCCCAGGTCGCTGCCCTCAAAAAGATCGTAAAATGTGAACGAGCACAACGTCTACGGGATCTGGCAGATTATGAGACCGACGATACAATGATGCCAGATTTCTACGAAGATGCCCGCCGCATGCTTGTTATGGAGCATCCTGAGGTCGATTGGAGATGAACCAAGGTGAGATGTGGGGACTACTTAAAGAATATCGTGACCAACGGATGGCGGATAAATGACTTGCCAGCCAGATATCGTAATACTGATAAGTGTGATATTGATCGAGCTATGTGCTATGGGGTTTGCGACGCTGTATTCATTCGAAGATAGATTAAGTCCGAGAGTGAGCCAAATGGCATTTCGTCTGCTATGGCTGGTCTTCGGAGTCACCCTGATTGCTGATTGGTATTTACTTTGGAGGTGACCGAGATGATTAAGTTTGTAACGACCTTATTTGCCATCCTATTTTTGGCATTCATTGGGATATCGATATTGGGTATTGTCACCACGGGCGATATCTTCTACGCAGTTCCAATTATCATAAGCGTGGTGGGACTGTACCTGGTGGCAATAATTTGGGACTTTATGAGGTGACTGAAATGAGATACCTGGTAAGCTGCAAGGCGTCAAGTATTCGAAAACACGGACTCAATGAAGGTAAAACGCAATGAGCAACATATACAAGGTAGATTATACCGTCACAATAATCGATCAGATTGTTGGGTACGAGGTAGTTGCAGATAGTGAAGAAGAAGCAAAAAAACATGTAGAAAACATGTTAAACTTTCCACCAGTTAGTAGTGTCAATGTCACAGATGTCAAGTATTCTCACAAGTACGAAGACCCGAGGACAGATCCGCAATCATCGATAACAAGGATATCTGATAACATGAGGAAATGTGCGTGCGAAAGAAACCCATCAAACATTGCTGAAATGCATGAATGCGCTTGCAGAAAGGAAGCTGAGAAACATGAATGACCTAGTAGTTGCCGATATCCTGGCCAACGGAAGCCCTGAACTGTATTTCGATCCGAGGGTATGCACCGCCGATGAGATAGTTCGATACTTGAGAGGGATTGTTGATCAGTTGTACATGCTATATTACGACGGATACATAAGCCATTTCTTCTGGGAGGGGTGCCATGAGAGATCCCTGTATTGCAGAGTACCTTTCTTGTTGCCATGCCCGCCCGAGGCCTTTGTAGAGTATTGCCGACTGGTCGATGCGTTCCTTAAGTACCTGAATGATAACCTTGCGTTGGCTATCCGATGCGAAGTTGCTCTTGGAGTTTTGGCTAAACATTATCGACTGACATATGAGGTCACGACGATCTCGAAAGTTGATATCTTTGCCAATAACGAGTTCGAAGCTGCGAATAATTCGCTTGACGAGATTTATTCAGATCCAGACATGGCCGACTATGTTTTGATTGGCATTGATCTCGCTGAAGAAGAGTTCAGAAAAAGGTGCGATGCTTGTGCATGCGATCATATATGCGAGGAAATTGAACAGGCAGCCGCATGGCTCCGAGATCATGAGCAAGACATTGCTGGAAAACTCTTTGAAAACGTTGAGCCAATGTACATAAGAGGGCATCCTGGTCATTTTCAACCGTTTATGATGGCCTGGTGCGCTATGAATGGAGGGATTTGATGAACAATTTCTGGTCTATGGGCCTTCCTTCTGGTAAGGTTCCTCAATTTGATTTTCCGATGCTGAAGTTGAGCATGACGAACTTGCAAAGTAGTACTGACCAAAAGACTGTGGATGGGGGACAAATTCCCGGCAACTCCTCACTAGCACAGGACTACAGTGAGAATAGGGAATTGCCGAGTTATATGGAGCACCTTGTGGGCAAGATTGAGGTATGCACGCGGCCTAAAACTCATCTTGTCGGCGGGCAAGAACGCAGGGTACGGGGCAGTGGAACCTGGATCATAAACATGGTCGTTTGCGGTCGAGACAGGGTTCGCAAGGGATTTTCCGAGCCCATGGTGAGTCCGTTCATGCAGGACTTCTTTGCCATTAAGGAACCTAAATATGACGACGAGGAGATGATTTTTAAACTATGAAAGTGCCAGGCATGGTCATGTGCATATGCTGTGAAACTATGAAATCTGCGATTCATGCGTTGGTTGTTAGAAGCCGCAACGGTAGGTTGTGGATTGGCCGAGACATGGCTTATTATGAGTTGACGTATTGCCCGTTTTGTGGAAAGGAGGTTGGGGTATGAATTGGAAAGAGCGCGCTATTAGACAGATCTTTTTCGAGTGCAAGAGATGTGGGACGTGTTGCAAGGAACCGAAAATTGTTGACATATATCCAAGGGATGCTTTGAGGATTGCAAGAAGGTTTAGGATTTCGATGAGACTGGCGGCTAAACGTCATTTTATGAGGCATCCGAAAGATGATGAGAGGTTGACGTTGCGGAATGTGGCTCCATGTGAGTTTTATCAAAATGGATGTCGGATATATCGGAGTAGACCTCTGATTTGTAGGATGTATCCTTATTTGGCCGGGCCGACAATTTATTGTGAGACATCAACGGGCGAATTGCCGGAAATGGATGACCAGGACGTGATTATTAAGTTGGCAAAGGTGACTAACCTGCGCATACTTGAGCTTGAGGATTATCTGAGGTATATTGGGGCATGGAAGGATGGGAGGTTCACGTCGTGATTTCAGAGGTAATTAATGGGGTTCTTGTGTTTGGACCTGATGATATGACAGAGGAAGAGTATCTGGCTTGGAGAAAGGAGAAGGTTGCCGAGACTGATTTGTTTTGGGAGGAGTTGAGGATGAAGTATAGAAATGGTGGCAACGAACGTCGAATAATGAACAAAGTGCGCGACTGGTTGCGATTTGTGAGAAATCGATTACGGTGGATATGATGTCAACGGATATTTATTTTTTAAAATCGATATCTGCTAAAATTTTTGAAATTTTTCGAAAATAATCCAATTTTCTATTATAGGATCGAGGCTATGTAGATATTATTTGTAGTGGTGTTGATGGGTTTAGATTGTATTATGTGGGTTGTGGGTTCTGGTTGTTGTGGTGCATGGCGCTATGCTATTTGGTTTAGGGTTGGGTTGTGGTTTGGTTATGTTGGTGCATGTGATTCTGATACAATCTTTTTTCCCAACCGGAAAGTGACGTAGGAGCTTTCTGGTTCCTCCCCTCAATCCCCTCCACGGGAGGGGAAGGGTGCGCTAATGCGCACCAGTTCGGTCGCTGCTGTGTGTTATTGTATTAATGTGAGCATTATTGTCTTGGGGTTTACACTAGTGGAAATATGGGGGGTTTAATGTCTGGAAAGGTACATTGTCGCGCTCGCGGGTTGGGGGATGCTGGTATATGCGGCCTGATGTACATATTTGCGCATTGGTGCTTGAATCGGGCCGTTCCTGATAATTCCAACCCGGTGATGTACATATTCGATCGCTAGTGATGATATAGGAGTCATATGAGATTGATATAGGTATGCTGCTTGATATGTGGGCTGGGCTGGGCCTGGCGGAATGTGGACCTTCAACCATCCTCAGATCTGGACTACAAGGCGCTCATATAACCCTAGACGGATAGATATGTACATTGGTGAGTCAATAGTTCCGTAGGCGGGTTGAGGCATTTCTAGGGTTATATTACTGCCAACGCCAAAATGTACATATTCGTACATCAATGCACATCTCCGGGTCCCAATGCATATCTTCAAGCACCATTGCCGACTTCTCGCCGCCAATGTTCATTTCTGTGCACTGGGGTTCGGCCCCTCCCCTTATCGCTTTATATCAGGATCAGTCCTATAATAGTAAATTGAATTAATTTAATTTTAAAAATTTTCGTTTCATCTTTTTCATTTTTATTAATTTTCGAATATATCACACATACCTCACATATATCCCATATATCGCTATCAGTAGCCATCATCGACCGCATATATCCCATATAATCGATAACAGGCGGCAATATCTCCCCTATATATAGATATACGCGTGCGTACATGATATATACAGCCGCCAGTTGCCGATTTTCCCGCCTTTCGTCGCCATCCCGCCACATCAAATCGATATCAAGCGACATTATCGCGGAAATCGACCACCCCAACCATCCTTTCCAATGTACAAATATGTACATCAACGTACAAGATATCACCATATCGATCACAGTAGAGCATAGTTGTTCAGCAAAGCTTATATCCTCAAGACCTAAGATGGGTTATGGCGAAGGCGAATAACCAACCGCTGGAGCACAAAACCAAAATCCCAAATAGAGCAGGCAGGCCAAAACCGGCGATCTCTCCAAACTCTGGGGAAATGAGATCTTCATTGCTGGGCGGTTTGGGGTTAGTCAAAATCAATATCACAATGTATAGGCTCAATGAACTCAAATAGGCATCAATCGAGGTGATTCAGAGCAATTTCCAGGCAGGGAATACGGAGCAGGCATTTGATGGCAAACCTACTCCCGATTTTCTCAGAAGTCCCGAAAAGCCAAAAGCAATCAATCCACGTTAATCAATGGTTAGCCGTCCTAATCGCAAATCGGTCTCAATTCCGTAGATTAGGCTTAATATCAGGTTGAAGACTTGATAAACGGCATTGGCTCCACCTAAAAGCCAGAAGTTCAAAGATCAGGCCAGCCCTTCAGAGTCAGCCGGAGCAATGGATCAGTCCAGAGTGACGAGCCGAGAGAGGGAAAAATGATCACGGTTTGCTATCCCCTAGCAAATGCCGACGAAAAAGATAACCTCTCGCCTAACCGACTGACCAAACTCTGATACGGCTCAACTGATCGATTCCGGGAATTTGACTGGCCCGGATGCGGCGGCTAGTGTAAACCAGATTAAGAGACGCCATCTCACCAAAAATCTGGTCGAACCATAGGGTAGTTGCCAAAGACCAAAAATGCCCTTACTTCCGATCTAGCCCATATGCCCAAATAGCCGACAGCGAAAGGGCCTGATATGGGCAACGCACAGACAACGACGATGAGCCTTGTGTCTAGGGGAGACTCAGGGCTCCGGCAAAGAAGCAGTGCAGGCACAATTCCGGTTCGATTCCGGACACTGCTATTGGCGGGATTGCTGAACTCCCTTCACAACCCGTCAACAGTGGGCGACACTTTTTCCATTGGCCTCCTAACCTTTGGGTGCATCGTCCACTGACCCCTAATTACCCTGATGAGGCAATCGACTCAGATTCCTCCAGGAAAGTAATAAAGGAGTGATACCAAATGAGCAAAATAAGCATACTTAGAAAAAAGGTAGTTGAAACTGTCGAAAAAATAGATGATGAGGCCATCTTAACCTCAATGCTCGTATTTGCGAACACCGCGACACAGGCCCCCATCCAGACACAGCCCAAGACCAAAAAAGCGAGAACCCCCAAACCCACCGCCGAAAAGACAAGCAGCAAATTGCTGATCGTCCGCTACGAACACAAGGGCAAAGCAATGATTGCGGTTCAGACCGTAGGCGGCAAGCCTGATGAGGCCATTCTCACCAAACTCAGAGCCTTCAAAGAGGCCAAGAAGCTCAGATTCTACGTAAACGCACCTCAAAACCCGTTACCAGGAAACAATCCTTTCTGGGCCGGACCCTATGATGAGGCCATAGTTGAAGCATTCCCCAGCGCGAAGGTTGTGGCCTAAATGACCACAACAACTTGCGACGGAATCACCTATTACGAAGAGTCCGGCGAACTGATCGGGATCTCCGTGGAGGCCGAGTTATGAAACAGATTGCCGGCCCTCTTTACAAATTTAACCGATTTGAGAAGTATCTGACAAAGCAGGGCATAAAAAAGGTCAGGCTCCCTCAGGAATTTGCTCTGATGAATGACGGGCATTTCACCCCTATCAAAGATTATGAAGCCAATGTCCTTCAAACCATGGCCGGAACCAAGGTATTCGATGAGCTTGTAAATCATCTACGAGGACTTGATAGCCGATGATTTCTCGTGAAAAGGCTATGAAACTCATGAAATGCGAATTTTTATACAGCTCAATGGAGCACGCATTTCCTTTGATATACGCATTCGGAAAGAAAGCAGATATTGGGCCAGTCAACAAAATCTTGTCGTGGGGGCAAGTAATTGATTGGATGAACGGGGGAATCAAACAACGTGGAGAAGAGTTTTGTTTCGATATCGGCCCGTCCAGACAAGTAGTGGACCGAAATTTCAGCATTGGTATGAGAATGTACCTGAGCACAAATGATGAATCATCCAACGATCGAATATGCCTGAAATTTGAAATATTTGATCATAAAACCGAATGGAAACAAGTCAAGAATTTTTATTGGCGAAATGACAAAGACATTGCTACTGCCTATTATGCACTACAGTTTGCAGTCCACGAATTGTCAGAAACGGCTCTGGAAAAAGGCAAACACGAAATCAAGATGACACCAAAACTCCACAAAGAGATATTCGAAATATTGAAGTTCGCCGGTTTGGAGTAGGAGATTCACATGAAAATTTCAGACATCCCAAATAGAGCCCAGCTTATAACAGATTCGCAAGACGTAAACATAATTCTAACCGAGCTAGGCCTCCCATTGGATGGTGAATATGGCGGCCTTTTCACCACTGATGAGGGCAAGGTTTACGGATTCTGGGGAACCGTGCCATATTTAGACAAAATCGTAGATTACCTGGGAGAGATTTAAAATGTCAACAAAAGAGCACTTCATAGCAATGTCCGGGAGCTACGGCTGCATCCCGGACCATGTCGCAACATTTGAAAGAAAGGCTGACGCAATCTACCACATAATCTGGACATTCGAATTAGCATTATATGGCCGCAAAGCAGACGATCTTCGAAAAACAGGATATACCGATCTAGGTGGAGATTATGGTGCCGATTACGCCGAAATCGTGAAATGCAATTGCGGCAACTCGGAAATTCATGAAGAGGAGGTGGCCTAGATGACCGCCATGAGCGATCTTATAGACCAATTTGTGGAGGACTGTATTGAGCGAAGAGAAGCAAGAGAGCAATCCAAGGACAGCGCGGAGGAGGTGGCCTAAGTGTTCGGTCTACACCCTGCGATAGACGCGATCTATCGCAAAAACATGAGATCGGGGAACATCGAAGAAGCAACCACGGCGTGGGAAAAAGAAATGTTTGACGAGAAGAAGGTCGAGGAGGTGGCCTGAGATGGTCAGATTGTCTGGTATATGGTGGTTGGAATGGGAAGGATTTTGATTGAAAATGGCAAAATAACTCCAGCCTGCAAGGCTTTCAAACCTAAAGGCGACGGCATAACAACTTGTGTTTGTTGTGGCAGGAAACTGACTCATCCCGAATCTGTTAAAGATGGGATGGGTCCGATTTGCTCTGGAAAAGCACGTAGATATGGAGGTTATCATGAAACAAATTGTAAAGATTGATGAAGTCCTGGTTGACCAGATCATAAATGAGATGATCAGTATATTGGATAGTGATTATTGCTCAGTAAATCGCAATAAAGTTGTATCTGCTGAACTGAGAATAACATCGGAATATCTTTCGCTGATACTGAACCTAACTGACGGTCTGATTGTAACAGTTGAAGAGATAACATATGAGCCAGATACATGGGATATTATAAGCTGGGCAGAGCCGGTTTTGACTAAGTTTGTTGAAGCAGCAATTGTGAGTGAATAAGACTTTGAGGAAGTGGCCTGAGATGGATGAGGATAAACGGATGAAAGCGATATTGAGATATGCAAAAATGCTGCAATATTCGACAAGCATAATACTGGTGACCTTTAAAGACGATGCGGATATGGTGGAAGAACTGACAGAATGTGTAGACCAATTATGCGAGATAGTGGGTCTGCTGGGAATAGGAAACATGGACGAAGCTGAAAGGCTGAATATAGAACTGGTGAAAAAGATAAAAAACCATGCAACAACATAAAGGAGGAACAACGATATGGAAGATACTGAAACAATCGAAGAGACCAACGCACAGCCAACAACCAAAATCATATACCGGGATATCAAAAATCCAGGAACTGCCGCCGTATTAAGCAAAGGAACCGTGCCGTACCTGGAGAAGATTGCCGATTATCTAGGAATTTTAGGAGAATAAAATGACAAATATGTTAATAAGGTTTATAGGGTTCCTTATTGCCCTTATTGGTGCAACTGGTACACTCATTGGGGCGATTGGTGTTTTCGCAAGTGAAAATGGCCTAGAGGTACTATTCGCTGGCCTGATACTTGTAGTATCATTAATAATCCTGGGAATAGGATTAATCGCAGCAAAGAATTAGAGGAGATAAATATGGGCGAACTACCAATTATAGTAGAAGGAAATATTGATGACTCTGATGAAGAATTGATTGCACAAGTTAACACATTGTTAAGTGATATTCTAGGAGAACCTGGAAGTCTAACAGTTGGCCGAATAACCAGAGTGACTGAAGAAATTCAAGATGGTGTTAAGGAACCTGGCTTTGTATGCGTATGGATTGATTGAAATAAGAATCAGGTGATAAAAAATGCCATACTTCGTAAATTGCCAACATCAGTTCTATTCTGGTAGATATATAGTGGAAATAGCATATCCAGGAATCGATTACGCCGGTTCGGATATGCTCGCCACGGATTATCCAGGTGAAGGAGAATACGACGACCCAAGAGAAGCCTTGGACGCAGCGATCAAGGTCAGAGAGGCATTGCAGGCCGATCACCCTGATGAGGAAATAGGGATTGCGTTTGGCCATTTTGAAATGGTTGAAGGTGAACCACAGGATCTAGAAGAATTGAAAAAAGAAATCATGGAACATTATGCATCATTGCCAAAGTGCGACAGATGTGGAAAACTAAGAGATGACAAAGAATTTTTCGTGATATACGGAGATCCTGATTACGGAAAATTCTGTTCAGAATTCTGCGCAGAAGAAGCATTTACTGAGAACGAAGAACCAATGGAGGAGTCAACTACCCACGACTGAAGTCGCGAGTATCCGCTGCCCCTGCACCCGAGGTTTTCATGAAGGAGAATCGAAATGATCTTTAAAGTTTACAAAGACGGAGAAGATACCGGCGTCTACATTGCCAATAAAAACAACGAAACCGCAATACGAGACTTAGACCGACACATATCGAAACTGGGAACAGACGAATGGGAAGATGACTATCGATCAATAATATCAGAAATCAAATCAACGCTGGCCGGTACGGTTATCATCGAACTGAGAATGGAACACTTCGACATGCAAGAATCCGACGAAGTACAAGAGATTCACATATGGGAACTAGTGGAAGAAACGAAATAGCCGCCGAGGTATTAGCCCGGTTCGACTCCGGGAGCGGCAATCAGGAGGTAGAGATACATATGGCAACGATTGAAGAGTTCATTGAAATGCATGGAATAAAAATGAAGGAATGCAACAAAATACATCAAAGCCCATATATGACAGATTTCAAAGGAGATCATTGGGAAATTGTGCTGCACATGCCGGGAAAAGGAATAAACGAGTTTGTGACATACTTTTCAAAAGGGATTGGTCACAAAGGAAAGAGACCAACAGTATCCGAAGTTCTAGACTGCATTGCATCGGATGCATCGGGATACGAAAATTCGAATAGTTTCGAAGACTGGGCCAACGATTATGGATATGATATTGATTTAAGAAGAGCTGAGACAATATATCACAATGTGAAAGCTGTGTCTTTGAACATGAAAAATTTCTTGGGAAAAGAAGCATACGAGACTTTGTTATGGGAAACGGAGAGAATGTAAATGGTGATCGAAAAAGCGATACAACAACACGACAAATGAGGTGACGGCCATGGAAAAGGAGGCAAAATTGAGTATAGTTGATATATTCTTAAAATACGAAATTGATGATGACTGTTACATGTTAAACGACTACGGAAAGTTGTCAGATCACTGGGAAACAAATGCATTAAAACTTGGTCAACATTGGTTAATACCAATTCAAAAATGGCACGATCTAAAGGGAAAAGAACGTCGAGACGCATACCGATACGCAAACGAAGACAAAAAACGCGTCGAAGATTGGCTAGACAATAAATGGTACTACGTGAGAGCCATCATAAAAATTGACTTGGAAATACTGATAAACAAAGAACCCTTAAGCACCTCAATATATGAATCAGTGTGGGGAATCGAGAGTGATGATCCAGACATAGGCTGGTATCACAGAGATCTACTGAACGAAACCCGCAAAAGATTATCCAACATCGGATTCAGCATGCTGGAACTGGATACAGCATTCGAAAAGTATGCAAAGCTATCAGACAAAGAATTGCAATGGGAGGTAACATGATCCCAAACACAGATCCGAAAACAGGTATCAGATACGGGGTGATACCATTACACGATCTAGACCCCTGGTTCGCATACGAAGAATTTTATGATAACTCGGAAAACCTTGCAATAAAAGAAATCGAGCTTGAAATTGACGAATTGTTCGAACCAATTAAAGAGTTCGCAAAAGAACGAGGATTGGATAAAGAAACCGAAATCGAGAAATTAAAAGAATCAATCGCAGAAGAAATGTTCGAAAACTGGGACGAAAGCGAAGATTCCAGACTATATGAACACGATGGATACAAAATACAATTAATCGGCAATGACCTATTCATTGCCGAATCTCCATATGTTACTCTCGGACCACTTTGTTCACCATGCGCGCCAGGAGCAGTTTATTTACCAGATGCAGACGGAAAACGCGGATTCATGGCTTATTGTCTACCAAAGGAGTGTTTCGAAGACGATAAGACCCCGTATGAGTATATAACCATCGAAGAAGGATATAACAAACTATGGAAACAGCTTTATCCCGAGGATAACACGCCATCGCTGATTGCCGATATGAATGAACTGATGCGTTTCCTATACAAAAAGGAAACAGAGGAAACAGATCTAGACGTTTTACACTGGATCAGAAACTTGAGAACAAACGTCGTGCTTCTGCTTGAATCGGCAGCAACTGATCCAAACGGTGACAAGGTAAAATTTTATCTGACTTCTGTAAGATTGCAGATAGGCATGGTCAACGAAATGAAGAGGAGAGTTGAAGATGAAAACTATTGAGAGGACTTAAAATGAGATATTTGGTTGTTTTGAAATCTGGCATTAAAATAACTATAAATGAACTCACAAAAGATGAACTTGAAAATATCAGAAACAATCATGGTAGCAACGTCACGGTGGGGTTTGGTACAAATGGTTCATTTATAGAACGATCCGAGATTGCAGCTATTGTGGCGGATCAAGTATTTGTGGGGTGATTTACTGTGAAACCTTTTACAATAAGTGAAGAAGAATTAGTAAACTGCACAGCGTTTGCGCATAGTCAGAAGGATTTTAGATATTGGAGCAATGAATTCGATATGTGTACCACTTTCAAAACCACACATTTGATCTGGGTTATGCGACGCATGGTGGGGCTAAGATGAAATTCATTTGGGTTATCGCATTGCTGTGTTTGACACCAACAGTCATTGCCGGCAATCTTGAAGAAATTGAAGAGCTGGTCAACTCTCATCATTTTACCCAGCCCTGGGAGGATGATGTCTTTGATTGCGCGGACATGGCATCTGCCAATTGGCAATTTTTCAAAGATCATGGATATGACCCTAAAATTGTGGTTCGAACTGATCCCGGCCCTGGAGATCATTGCTACATAATAATCCCGATTGAAGGCGGTTTAACGGTGGGATTGGATACCTCGATAAGAATGGGGGCCAACCTTTCCAAGAATCTAGGGGCGATCAAAACGAATTTCGTATTCTACAGGTCATTTGACAACCCTGGGGAACTGGCACAAGCAGATAGAAGCATTGCTGAGAATCGCAGGGGTCCATACCGGTTTCAAGGTGTTATCAATGAAAATTAGAAAAGTTCCGCCAGGAAACGCAAATTGGCATCATGGGGCCAAGTTTGATGTTGCGTTTGGGGATGTTTATACCCTGAATGCAATGGGGGACCGAACAAAAATTGATGTTTTTATCAGGGACCGAACGAGCGGAAAGATCCAATACCGGGTAGGCAATGGCCGACAAATCGGCAACTTTCACCCGGTCTGGATCAGCTGGAACGGAGAAAAAGTAACAATTGAAGAAATGTTGAGGTGAGATAAAATGGAAATAACATTGGTAGACGGAATTAAAGACGGGCACAAATATGAGTTAGTGCTCGTTGATGGTAAAGAAACACCTATGTACGTTGCATCAAGACTGTTAACAAACACTGATAGAGAGCGGGGTCTAGGAATATTTAATGGCGGAAACACCTGGTTTGAAAAGGGAGATATGCGTGCAACATTTGAATTTGAATACGCAAAATTCGGAACTCCGGAATATGTAGATGTTTTGAGAAAAAGGATCGCAGAAGTTCGCAATTGGGTGCAGAATTTAGACTACGAGCATCGCATCTCATTTTTGGTCCCAGACCCATGAGATGCATGCGGTTTACGGTCTCCTTTGATCTGGATTATGTTGATGAGCGGACAGGAAGCAAAACCGCCAGACTGTTCGAACAGCATTCCAATGACAAGGACTTTATTTTGGGATTTCTTCAGCACGTACCGTCGAAAGTAAGTATCGCAGAATGGACAAAAGATTTGGAAGAAAAGGAGTTGAAATAAGATGAAAACAATACTTGGTATGTTATTGCTGATCGCAGCAATCGGGATAACCACGGGAACAGACTACAGCGAAATAGAAATGATAGGAGAAGATGTATTAGAAGACGGTGCAAATGACATATACAAAGTAGACATCGACGTATCATCAAGTAGAGTATTGGTCGATTATCGAACCGGCACCGTCGACGCAGACGAAATAGCTGAAGATATTGGAGCAGTGATCGGAACATATGTCTACATAGTACAATACTATGGAAACGTCGGAGACCTAATTGCAAAAATCAGAGCACCAAGCGGAGAACTTGTAGCAACATATAGTTGCAAAAGCAGATGGGTAGACGATCTAGATCCGGCTGATAAAGAGATGATGGCCGATATCTTACTGAAAGTAATGAACACAATCGAATTGGCATGAACAATTCAACGCCATCGGCAGACACATAAGGAGGAAAACGATGAAACAAGAACCATCGTACATAATTGCCTCGATATATGTTGATCTAAGCAGACCAATTTCAAGATACTCGTCATACAGAGACACCGACTACGCAAAACAAATCCTAAAATCACAGTTAACGAGCCTGGCAATACAATTTGCCAGCAATCATTCTTTAGACGGCATAGATGAGTTCATGGGCAGATTTCACTTCGAATTGCCGCCAGAACCGCCAACGAACTACCGCCAGGAAGCCGAAGACGATGCAGCAAATCTGGTTTTGGAATATTTCATGGATGAAATCGTTGATCAACTCATCGACAAGGGTGAAGCCAGCGCAGACATAAATAACGATTACGCCAACGGAGACGGTATATTCCACGAAACGATAGTAGATAGATCATATCATATGACGGAAGCCGCAGAATTGCTAAGTCAGTTATATGAATACGCCGAAGAAGATGCCGGGTTGTGGGAAGGAGAAACGGATATTGATCGAATCGCCGAGATCCAGGCAGCATATACATACGGGAATGCAGTGTGGGATGAACTTGAAACGTTGATAATGAACATCAACAGCTTGGATATGGACTATATCAGATTCGAAACAGCAATTAAATGTCTAGGGCTTAAACCAGACGACCTAGATGATTACGAAAAAATGGAAGAACTAATCGAAACGGCAGAAGAGACGTGCGTAGAATACGAAGAAAATCTGAGAGAACGCTTGATAGAGGAAATAAAAAATTTCTGGGAGTAAATAAAAAAAGGAGAGTGTATTATGTACACCATGGAAGAACTTGCTGAAAATATAGATCGACAATGCAAGATGATAAAAGAATATGGACAGCGATTGAAAAGCAAGCGCGATGAGAAGCAAAACAACGAAAAAGAGTGAGGTAAACAAAAATGTTATCAAACAAAGATGCAGTAATCGCATTTGCGCGTCAAGAAAGAGGAAACAGCAAACATATTTTTCATGATGACAATCGAAAATTATACAGCTACGGGCATCATTTCATCCTAGCAACGAGACTAGATACCGGCGAATATCTGATCAACGGGGATACTTATAGTTCATCAACATCAAGGCATACATCGTTGTGCATCAGACATTTGACTCCAAATGTGATAATCCCATTTTCGGCATTGAACCAGGTAACAACGGAGTACTCAGCTATCAAGATGGTTGACAGATCATCAGACATATACATTCCACGAATTCGACGAGATCCAAAAACAGGAGAAATAATTGAGTACAATGAACACAGGCTGGGGTCAGCCGTAATCGAGATAGAAGGTAAACACTACTTGTCATCAATTGATGCAGGTGCCAAAGATCGAGAAGGATATTTTTTGGTGGAATTGCCCGAGAATGTAACCTCGGTTGATGAGGCGTTTGATACTCTGTTTCCGGAAGATCTGGCCCGAGACGCACCGCATGTCAGACAAGGAGAATTTTTCTTCCATCCGTCCGGAGTAGAGACGAGAGAACTTTCGCGAGTAGAGCCTTTATATGAGTGGGGGTGGTATGATTACAATGTTCAACATGCTTATCAAACGAGGTTTGCAACAAAAGAACTTGCAGACAAACATCTGAGAAGACACATGGAATCATGGGGGCAGTTCGACGATAACTCTAGTAGAATGGTTCACAGATTCCCGATTAAAGACCAAAATAACCTGGCACGATATTTTCCGAATGCCGGAACAGGTCATGCGCACATAGTAACAGAAATCAGACAAAAAGATGGAGATATTTATGTCAGAGGAACAATTAGGCACCCTGAACATAAGATATTGGTATTAGGCAAAATTTGGCATCGCGTTTATGTGAACAGGGCCGTTAGGTCATTTTCGGCAAGTGGCAATGTTGATTGAGTTGACAAAAATGAAACTATACCAAGTCAGAATACGCGGAGGATGCAGTTCAACAGGCACGAATTATCACGAATCATATGTGGTAGCATCCTCGATTGATAGTGCTTATATGCAAGTAAGGGAATATCTAGATAGGAACGACCTGTGCTTCAATGACGAAAGAGAGCTGGAATCAATAACCCTGATTGCCGAGATGAGCAGATACCCGGCATGCAAAACAATGCTATTTATTGAGGGAAATAATATATGACCACGATAATATCTTTGTCCAATCTGCCAGAATATGCTCTCGACGAAACAATTGAAAAATACATACATGCGCTAACAGGAGAATACCCAGTATGGGCCTATTGTAGTATATGTGCCGAGATTGATAGCATATTATCAGAAGATGATGGGTGTGAACTTCTTTGTCCGTTATATCCATCCGGATGGTGCATGGATGATCCAGCAGACTCAAGATTATATCATCCGACCGATACCGATCTAGAGGATTATCTTTGGTGGGTAACGATTGAACTTGAGCTGATGAGAACCAAGTGTGAAAGACGTTGGGGTGGCGCGTGGTAACAGGTCCGAGCGTGGAGTCTTTTGTTGACGAATGCGGTTGGGAATCTGTTTTGGTAGCTCTGCAAGAAGAAGCCGCTCGGCAACTGGTTCTGTCGGGTGATCCAACCTCGCGAAGAGTATTTAACGTATTACAAGCATGCATAGAAGAGATCTTTCGAGACCGTTAACAGCGGGATTTTCTCGGTATGATTCAGCCGACCCTCCTTTACCCGCTGGCGGGAATCCCGGAAGATCGGGATAATTCCATGGACAAAATAATTATAAGACAGCGAATGCCACCTTTCAAGGCTTTTAAGGTGGGCGACTTCGATGAAGCTGGGTTTCCTGCGGGATACCAAAAAGCCGAGAAGATGGTACAAAACAGAAACAACTACCCAGGTGAATATGCAATCGTCATCGAGAAGATTGAGGACGAGGAGACTTTCGACCTCGGGTAGAAAGATATTTAACCTAGGAAAACGTTGGAACATGTGATCAACATGGGATTAATTGAAGATCTTGCGGGAAGAGGCATTAATCGTGCCCTTCAGATGTCAACTGCCGGTATAAGCGATGAACAATACAAAGACATGGTGGAGACCATGTACGAAACCGGGGGAGCTATTCAGGACCTTGCCGATATGCTGGCGGATAGAAAGTTGTCTCCGGAGGAGATTGATACACTGGTCAGAGAGGCGATCAAAAACGTCAATGGCATACAGTTAGAGGCAACTCGGTCTGCAATTGAGCGAATCATATCCGGGATAGCGAATAGACGATAATTTATTTTTTTGAGGGAACTTTTATGGATTTCGAAAAATTAATAGTTGCTTTGGTTGACGATGGAGTGCCCATTGCAAACTTACTGAGGCTAAACGAACAATCAACGTCAACCGTATCAGCAATCATCTCAATGCTGATGAAAGGAACCGCCACGACGCCGGAAGAACAACAGACCATGGTTGAAGATGCTCAGTCTACTTTGGAGATGTTGAAGATGGCAGATATCCTTACCGTGGATGGTGAAAAAGTCACTCCTGGCAAGGTATTTTCGGATTTCAAGGAATTTGCCAGTGACTTCTTCAATTTGGACAACACTATCATGCGATCGTTGAAGATCTCACGGCAAGAATTCGATGAGATCAAAAGAGAATATATGGAGGTCACAGGCAAGTCGAGAGAGTTCGTTGATATTCTGACGGCTTGGTCTGACCTGCCTCCGGAGGCCAAACTTGGTATTGTGCGAGGTATTTTTATCCAGCGCGGCATTATGGCCGCAATTGTCGGTAATGCTGTAAAGTCTCTCAGAAACGTGTCGAATCATTGTAATATGAGTGCGGAATGGCTGAGCCAATGGACGCAGGAATAGATGTCGAAGATAGGATGAGGAGATTCGCAAAATGCGATGGATCTCCGCAATCCATTTCAAGAATATTATGCGAAGGCTTGACAGATCGCGAGCAGGATGTGCTTGCACTCGGAATCAGAGTCGGCAAGCATTCTGCTGCGGTAACTGTCATACGCGAGATAAGATCCGAAATTGGGGATTTTGTCGCGCAGAAAATAGATCCCCATATAAAGATTCTGAAACGCCCGGTAAAAGCTTGTAACAACCAGGTTGCAGATGGTGGCGTTTTCAGATGCAAGAGAGGTGGTCTGTGTAATCCTACAGAATGTTCGTATTTTGAGCCACGGTCTAGTTATGTCAAATGGCCGAAAACTTTATAAGTCACATTTTTAAGCATTGGTTGAGGGAACACAATGAGAGAAGATTTGGTTGATATAATCTCCAGGTATTCCGACGAGTTTGGTGTCTCGGTAGAATTCACTGATACCGCTGCTAAGTTCGTTACGGATGATGGAGAAATCGTCCTCGAAGAAAAGGACGGGGCAGCGAATCTCAAGAGAGTAGAACCTCTTGATGAAACGGATGATGACCAAATAATGCGCTTGTCGAAGATTCGGCGACATTTTTCGGGATATCTCAGAACATCTCTAGAGGCCAATAAGAAGGCCTCCGAACCAGTTGCTGAACCAGAACCTCCAAAGAAGAAGGCCGGGCGTCCTCCGAAAACAGAAAAGACAGAATTGCCGACTGGAGAGGAGGAACCTCCGAAACCAAGAAGGGCTCCCAGAGGCACGAAGGCCGCCGAAGATGCGGAAAGAGCTAAGAAAGCTCAGAATGACCCACCAGATGCCCCGGTCGAACAGCCTCCTGCTCCCACCGAAGATGAAGAGGAAGAATTGCCGGATCTTCGGCCTGAGTGTGATAAAACTGGCAAAGTTCTCCCGGAGATATACAAGCTAATGAAACTTCGAGGCAGTAAACAGGGACTTGAAGTTGTCGAGGAAAACCTCGATCATTTAGTTCTGAGAGGCGAGTTTGGCGATGCCGAGGTTCTTGCCAACGGAGAGATTTTGTCCGAGGTAGCGGGTTATATACGAATCCTTGGCGGGCAGCCTGTCAAAGAGCCTACTTCTCCGGTTGCCAAGACCGCGCCGGCCAAGGTTGCTGCTTCGTCTCCAACAAAGTCGGTCCCTGTGAAGGAAAGCATCTTTGACCAGATCATTGCTCATTTCGGGCCGGATCTCATGGAGGTCTTTGGAGAGACCGGGACAATGAAGTCGCAGGGAATGGTGGCGCTGGCCAAACAGTGTGCTGAGGCTGGTAGAAAAGTATATTATTTAGACACGGAAAATAATATATCGCCTCCAGATGTCGAAATGTTGAGAAATCTGGGAGTAAATTATCATTATACCCCGGTTCTCAAGGAGATTGACGAAATCTTCGACAAGAACATACCAGCAATCAAGGCCGATGTCATTATTGTGGACAGCGTTGGTATGCCAGTGTTGAGGAAGTTCTCGGCGATGAGCGCCCACGATAGAGGGAGCGCGCTTCTGGACATAATCAAGTGGTTGGGAGTATTGAAGGAGTGGACCTATCTCAACAAGTCCATAGCTTTCGTCACAAACCAGCCACAATCAGAGTTTGGCAAGTCCTCGTCCCAGGAAAAAGGCGATCATCGCATGCCATTTGGGGATAAGAGCAATTTTATTCCAGGAGCACTATTATTGTCCAAAAAGTCATTGGATTCCCCGCAGGGTTCCAAAGCAGCGTTCCAAGTTTTTAGACTTCGAAGCCATGCCTGGGGAGAAAAGATATTCGAGGTAACCGTTGACAAGAACGGACCTGCAATAAAATTGGTGATATGATGAAGAAGAACGGAAAAAAGGTAACAAAGGCTCCTGCCAAGAAGGAGCCTACCAAAAAGGTAAAGACCGAGACGAAGAAGATTGAAGGGACCGAGAAAAGAAATTTCATCCTTTTGAGTTGGGATGCCAGTGAAATCGGCAAGTACACTGGCCGGGCACCTCGTCAGGCAGCTCTAAAGGCTGCAAATCGGGGGGTAGTTGATATCCTTCTTCGTGAGGCCGGAAAGAGAAAGGTCATAGTGCGCAAGAAAGAAAAGACAACTTACGTAAAGATCCACTATTTCAAGGGTGGGCGGGTTACTAGACCCAAGACAAAATCTGATCCAGAGTGGATGAATGATCCCGTCTCAACTCCAACTGCTGTTAAGATGGGAAGTGTTTGGGTCCCGTTGCATGAGACTGCATTGAAGCTGGCTATAACGGGGACTAAATAATGAAAATAACAACCATAGTTGCTGGTCCGAAGCCTCTCAAGCTTCTTTCTTCGGGTGAAACCAAAAAGACGTTCGAGGTCAAGTGCCAGGGTCTCTATGAAAATGGTCTTGGGAGATACAAGGCCACGTTAACCATCACCGGACCCGACGAGGAGCTGGCTGAAGAACTCCTGGACACTTTGGACCTGGGAGAAGAGTTCGAGCTTAAGTGCCTACCCCCGAAGAAGGGATAGGCATTTCATTTTTTTTTGAAATTCTTACTCAAGTTTCTGGAATTCAACCCTCCGTAATCCTATGTTGTTAGCAGCGCCATGATTGTTGGCGCATTTTATGGCATAGTATTTATAGGCAACATTATTGGTGAGATTGATAGTATGCCATTCTGCACCATCAACTCCTGTTGTGTGTCGAATCATAGCACCAACGTCAGCTGTTATATCTGTCCAATCAGTGTTGTCGGCATAAGCAAGGTTGGCAAAGGCAGTAGCACTATTCGAGCCCTGTATAGTAAAATCCTTAACACCGGCATCAGTATCATATCCATCATTATGTGAATTGCAATATACTATTCTTTTAATTATCTCCGTACTTGCAAATTCAACATGGAATCTCTGAGATCCGGTATGTCCATTTTCCGTGAGCCAACTATTTAGATAACGTCCTCCGCTGAGTGACAATGCTGGATCGACCGCTCTGAAACCTTCCATCTCAAACCAACGATTTGTAGTTTTTATGTAGGTTTCATTATATGCAGGTGGATATACTGCCTCATACTCAGGCGGTGTCACAATGGTGTAGTTGATGGTTTCAGTGTCATCTCCAAAGGGACTGTTATTGTTATCCCTAACTTTCACGCTGACAGTGTGCGCAGCAATATCACCAGCATCTGTTTCCCATGCCCAGCTATTGCTGGAAATAAAACCTGTTTGAGCAACGCCATCTACGAAGAACTGATACTGAAGTGGATCACTTTCCGTATCTGAAGCAGTTGCTGTGAAGGTAATCGTTGCCCCGGCTGGCTGCGGACTGGCCAGATCCGGCGATAAGCTGGATATGGTTGGTGGAACGTTGTCCAATGCAAGTATTTGGAATTCTAATCGGCGGATACCTATGTAGCTAGCGTTTCCGTGATTATTGACACATTTTATGGCATAATATTTATATGCAGTATCATTTGTCAGGTTGATGGTATTCCATATTGCGCCGTCGTATCCTTCGGTATGTTTTACCATTGCAGACACGTCAGTTGCAATCGTGGTCCATCCAGTGTCATCGGCAAATGTTAGATTTGCAAAGGCGTCGGCACTATTTGAACCTTGTACGATGAAATCTCGGACCCCGACATTGGTTTCATACCCGTCGTTATGAGAGTTACAGTATACTATCCTTTTTATTACCCGTGCACTGGTTAGTTCAACATGAAGACGTTGAGATCCGACATAGCCGTTTTCGGTAAGCCAACTAGTGAGATATCTACCACCGCTAAGGGATAACGATGGGTCTATAGCTCGGAAGCCCTCTAATTCGAACAATCTATTTGTAGTTTTTATGTAGGTTTCGTCGAAGGCCTGCGGATAAACTGCTTGATATGAATATATCGAGTTGATGGTGTAATTTATTGCTTCAGAATCGTCTCCAAGAGGGCTATGGTTATTATCTCGGACGTATACTGAAACGGTATGTGGCCCTACATCATCTTCATCCGTTACCCATTCCCAATAATTGGTTGATGAAAACTCTGTCTGAGGAACACCGTCTAAATAGAACCTATATTCTATAGGATCACTTTCAACATCCGTTGCACTCGCTGTAAATTTTATGGTCGCCCCTGAAGTTTGTGGGCTGGTTAGATCCGGGGTAAGACTGGTTAATACCGGGGGATAATTACCTGGCACCCCCGCACTCGGTACGAAATGTCTGCGGATAAGCATTTTCAACTCTCCGATATGAACGTCAAGAATGCCGTAAGATCAGACGCATCACCAGTTCCGCCTGCTGTAGTCGCAAGCTCGATAACGTCACCATACTCGACCCTGTAGTTTAAAGGATTTATTCCAACATCGGTTGACTGAACAACCAACGCCACTGGCAATCCGGTATTGGCATTATCGGTTCCTACGGCACTACCATTGATCAAAACAGTGACATTTGGTTGCACCGTGGAATCAAGTGCCTGTACTATGTGACTAATGTGAACTAGGTAAGCTGGTTTGCCACGCCAGAAACTGTGAGATTTCTGGAAGGTCTTAATTAGTTCATCTTCCGCAATTGCTGAAAACACGCCTGGAATTACATAGTCTGCCTGGCCAATTTGTTCAGAAACGCCTAGCAGCAATATTTGGATATCACCTGACAAAGGCGCTCCAGCAACCGTTATTGTATCAAGGGTAACATTTCGAACTATTCCGAAATAGAACACGCCTCCGATCCTGTATGCAATTGGAGTTCCTATGGGTATGACACCGGACCTGCTTATAAGGGTCGTTATGGTGGAAGTGCTTGCGGGAGTTGCAACGTATGTTCCCTCTTCAAGTCTCCACCTGGAGCTAAATCCTTCCAATCCAGGACCGGTGCAATCCGTTGCCAAATAATAACCACCAGCAGCGACTTGGAATCCACCAACTTTAGGTGCTTCACATCTAACCATCTGGACGAAACCACCTTCGGCGATATCTACGAGGAATGTTGGTTCAGGATCTTCACCAATTGGTTTCAACGCGAGCAATTCAGTGCCATACATGCGAAGAGTGCATGCTACGGGTTCCAGGTATTCGCCAATCATATAAACGCATGACCGCCGACCCTGAATTTGGCCGCCATGCATTTTAACCTCTGCCTCGCCAAGTATCCTGAAGGCATATGACCCCTCAAAGTTGCAGTTGTTGAAAAACACCTGGCAGGGGCCATCTTCCATATAAGTATTTGCGTCAATAAATGTTGAATACTTATAATTGGTGTTATTTATAAATTTGCTGGCGCTCACCATTACCCGAATTGCGCTATGGATTAACAAACCATGCTGGAGTGGAGCCCCGGTGCAATCCATGTAGACACTATTCATGGTAACGTCGTTTACTGTCCACAATGTTATTCCAGACCGGAAGCAGATGACATCCGATATAACGATAGCATCTCTAGCACGGGTCAGGTAATCAGGCTGATTGCCGACGCATTCAATGCCACTGCTGCTATCTTCTATGAGACAGTTGTTAATCAGCAATCCACAAACAGTGTCAGTCATAATTGCCGATTTGTAGCAATTCGTGGCCCGGATATCGCTGAATACGAGACCGTTAACCGGACCACTGCCGTTGTTTCCACAGTAGATGCCGTAACCAAACGAATCCTTGAGCCAAAGACGCTGGAATCGGAAGTTGCTGGCTATGCTACCTGTTAATATCAATCCAGGGCCATCATAATACCATTCTGCCTGGTTGGTTCTATTACCATCTAATGTCATATCGGAAACAACAAACATTGTTGCTCCGTAATCCCACCAATGGGCACGGTTGAGAATCAGCACGGCGTGATGATCTTCGTAATGTTGACCGGCGTCCATTTTAAGAATGGTTGAACCTATACCAGATCCTTGAATTGCCATATTTTTTCCATCTAATACCCCAATCGCATAATAGAATGGATTTGAAGCGCTGCCCTCATCTCCACCGTTTAAATAAAATAACTTGTTTGCTTTAAGAGTGAATGTCCCTGGGCCAATGTACAGCATTCCATTATGAGGGCAAGCTGCGACTGCGGTATCGAAACAATCCGTGTCATCAGTTCCAAGAACACCTGTGTCGACAACATCTCCTTCATTGTTGACTACTTTGATAGTGGTTCCTTCCAGGACCACGGCTATGTCAAAATCGGGTATTCCTCCCGCAGCCACAGGAGGGGCAGAAACCCATGTAGTTCCATTCCAAGTGAGAACATCATTTATATTTTCTCCAACAACTGAGACGGACGGTGGAACTGGAACCCAGGCGGTTCCATTCCAGGTAAGGATATCATCAATATCCCGGCCAGTAACGTCTACTGGGTCTCCGTCTACGATATTGCTGGGATGGATGGCGGGGTGATCAAAAGTTGCCAAATGCTCAATCATCACCTCTTCTCCACCGCCCCCTCCAGCATGCA